AAAGTGGCAAATTGAGCGTCTGTCAGTCCTGCATTTTGGACGGCACGAAGCAAAACCCAGTCCCCATACTCGGATGTAAACGAAGCAGATTTAAGAGCATCGTAATCAGCTTTAGCAACAGCACGTGCTTTAACAGGATCATTAGGATAGAGCTTCTTTGCCCTATCCCATAGATCTTGAAAACACTTACTATCAGTATAACTATTACCAACTTTAATTTGTGGGATAATATTACAATCTAAACCCATAGTAGAAGTTTTATACGTTTAACAAATACGTTTATTAGTTTCATCTAAGTTACTATTTTTATTCAAGCTATCAACCGAATCATGTAAATATTTTACAGCTTCGAGAATTTGGGCAGCTTTGATATTACTATTAGAACTAGTACCAAGTCTAGCCCTACGACGAGGAGTAGTTTGCGTAGGAGATTCAGCAGTAGCGTTTGTATCACCATTCGCAGCTGTATTAACAGCATTTTGAACTTCTGTAGTCGTAGATTTAACAGTAGATGTAGCAGACGTTCTGCTCCCTTCCACAGCTCCTTCTCTACCGGGGACTGGAGAGTTCATTTGAATGCCATAAGTAATACCATCAGGTTCCATATCTCTAAAGTCTTTATTATAGATTCTATTAAGAACATCATTAAAACGTTCCATAAGAGAATCAATTTTAACTTCAGTATCTTTGAAACCAAAGATCTTCTCAAATATATTAAGAAGAACTCGTTTAAACTTCTCCCAAAATGTAGGAGTTTCAAGATTCTCAGAACCTTCAACGCGTTTAGTAGTAGAATGAAGTTCATTAAGAAGTCTAAAGATACGAGGATCAGTTAAAGCATACGTCACAATTTCAGAGATAGCATCTTTACCATTGATAACATTCTTAGCACCTTTAACACGATCTTTAAGTTTAGTATCAATAGATTCAGATATACTAGAGATTTCTTGACTAACAATTTCAATAAATCTATTAGCAATACCTTTATCACTAAGCATATCCTTTAAGAATCTCTCACGATCATTTAAATCAGTTTTACCTGTAAGTTCAGCACGAGTATTTATAACAGCTTGATTAAAATCAGCAAACCACTCTTGCCATTCTTTATTATTATAATCAATAAGAGCTTCACGTTTAGCAAGTAATTCAGGATTATTAATATCTCGATGAGTAGCATTAAAGAATTTCATAATATAAGTATGAATCATCTCATGAGCTAGAGTACGAGTTAAATAACCTTGATGCTCCTTACGATTAGCATGATTATAATTATAGTTAATATCAATCCTAAATTGATTACGATAAAAACCATCATCAGCAATCTTAACGGGATCAGTATAACCTTCGCTTTCAACATTAATTTTAGCTTCACTTATATTATGCTTAATATAAACCGGATTAATACCAGCTTCATATTCAAGTATATTAGCAAGTTTAGAGATACTAGACCAATCCTCTTTATAACGATCAGCATCTTGAACTGTTTTAAGTAATTCAACGGGATCATAGAAACGTTGAGGAACATCAGTTTTAGTATCAAATGCTTTAGTTGCAATAGAAAACTTAATAGGAGCATTTCCAGCAATAGTAACATTACTTACAACATTTCCATATCTATCTTTAACTGAAGCTACATCTGAATATCTAGCATTAGTTGCCATATAATAGTCATATATATCTTCATAACGTTCACCTGTAACCGGATCTGTATATCCAGTAGTATAAGAACTACCAGTAGAATCTTTAGCTACAGCAACTCCATCTTTAAGACCGAATTGACGAACTAGATTAGGAATTATACTATTAAGTTTATTATTAAACTTTTGAACATCAGCGGGAGTATCTAAGTAATAAACCGTATGCGGATAACTAGGATGATTTAAAGCACCATTATAGTTAGCAACGTCAAGCTTATTACTAGAAGTATAATGAATAACAGCGTCACGTCCATCAATAGTAGTTTGAATAAACTTATGATAAGCTTCTTTACCTTTACCATCACCAAGAACGGCTTTGAGCATTACATAACGTTTACTACCGTCACCATTGTTACCAGATTGAAAATAAATATCATCTTGAACAGCACTACTACGTTCATTACATATAATAATATTTTGAAGTCTATTAGAAATATCAAGTCTAGCTTCGGTTATATTACCAGTATTAAGAGCAAGAATTTCTTTAATAGCATCACCAATATATTTTGTATATTTACCTAATTTACTAATACGAGCTTCTTCTGTTTCATCAGTGATAGAACCCATAATAGTATTAGGATATATAGGAAATACAGTATTGAGTGAATCAGTTTGAGGTATAACAACAACTTCATGACGTCTATTACCAATAAAAGTATCAGCTACATGAGGTGTTGCAAACTTATCTATATTTTGAACAATACCTCCAGTTTTAGGGTCTCTACCAATACCATTCTCATCAATAGCTAGTATTTGAACTCTAGGTTTACCTTTAGAATCAAGAACATCTTTAGTAGGCTTAATAGAATCTAATAAAGAATTACGATGATGTATAATAGGTAATCCGTATTTAGCTTCATGATCTTCCTTACGAGCTTCATCATTAATTAGTATTCTACCAGCACTAATATGACTTATTCTAAAAGTATTAGAACCTGTAAAGCGAATATCATTACGAATAGCTTGATTATTACGGAAGATCATTTCATGACGATTAACAGCATCATTGAAGTGTTTCGTAATAGCTGTAGCATTCATAATACTATCCATATTTGAATGATTAATTCTAGAAGCAGGAAATAAATCAGTACAAATTTGATATATTTGATTAAATGAAAGAGCTACATTATTAATAGAGATTTCACCGTCAATATCACTTGTATATTCAGAATCAACAACTCCAATCATTGTCTGACTATCCATAATATCTTTAATCTGTTTAGATGTAAGATTAGAATACACAAGTTCTTTAAGAGTATCCATTAGCTTCTTAAAGCGATCTTTTCTAAACTGATCAAAGATAATATCAATGTTACGTTCAGAGTTCTCTCTATCTTTAGCAGATATGTTATTACGAGGATTAAAAGCAATATCGTAATGATACATGAATCTAAATAGTTCTCTTTGATATTCAGCAAAAGTCTTAGCCATATCATCAGTAAATGCAAATTTACGTGGATAATATACACCATTTGCTCCTTGAACTGTATATGCTATACCATTTGTAATAGTTTCAAGTTTAGGAATAGAACCTAATTTATACTCTTTACCATTACGATTCATTACAACATCATAAGAAGCTCTATTAGGATTCTCTTCTAAATCAGTTTGAATTACAGTAACCTCATCACCTTCTTTAATACCATCAAGTAACTCATAGATACCTAAGTTAGTAGCAATACTATTACCTAGAATATTCTCTGGAGCACCGTTAGGACTAAAGTTAATATCAAGACCTTCATGATATGTTCTACCTTTAATCTCAGGTGTACGATTAATAAAATCAAGAACTTGAGCTTCTGTTAAAGGTAAACCGTTAGTAGGTGCAATATCTATAAGATCATAAAAGAAACTATAATTATTATAAAGCTCTTTATAAGTAGCATCTTTAGTTACTGCAAATCTAGCACTATAATAATCACGTCTATTCTTAAATTCATTATGAAGATAATTAGTGATATTCATAATAGACATGATTTCAGGTATGAGTTCTTTATAGTTATCACCACGATATTCACGCATACCATTAACAAGATCATAATAGTTAATCTTATTAATTCTAAAACCACTTCTATCACTAATAAAAGCAACAAGTGTACCAAAGAGATTAAGATTATCAACAAAGATACCACCTAAGTCTTGAGCAATCATAGCAAATTTGTTATGCAGAGTTTCATCAAGACGTATAGCTATAGCATCAGAATTATAATCTGTAGATTGAGTAAGAACTTGTGCAAACTTAGCAACAAGATCAGATTCATAAATAGTATTCAGAGCATCTGTAAGAGATTGCATATCTGATAACCATTTAGATTCATCTTTATATAAACTCTTAAGATTATCAAGGGCATTAATAGCATTACGACAATTTTCAGCAGTATTCAGTCGAATTGAATTTCCACCTTCATCAATGTTAATACTAACAGCCGCTGCGACTTTCTTAGCAGTTTCAACAATCTTAGTTTCAACACCAGTAAGTTTAGCGTCTGTAAAGTACTTATTCATTAGAGCTTTAATATAAGCATCAGAAGCGTACTTACTACCAACTTTAGTATTTCTAAGCAGCTTTGGAATCAGCACTAAAGCGTTTATCAAATCCGTGTCGAATAGTGCCAAATTTACCCCCTCTTGGCTCATTAGAGACGTTAAAAATTCAAGCATGGATTTAGTATCAATACCCTCTATTTTGAAGTCTATAAGGGGCTGATTTGAAGCCGTTACAAACTCGATTGGCGCATCATCGATATTAGTAGAACTTTCATCACTTACAAATTCAGTAGTAATACCATTAGCACTAGAAACAGTCTCTGTAATCTCAGTTTTAGGAGTAATAGTTTCATCAGTGGAACTCTGTTGAGCTTTGTAGCCCCCGGTAGGAGGCAAGGACTGGTCAGGAGCGGAGCTTTGCGCTTGTCTAGCAATGAGAATATAATCATCGTTAGGAGTTGCCATATTAGCAGGAGTAAGCACATAACGATTAAGTTGATTCTCAAAACCTTCAATAACAATACCAACATCTTTACGAGGATTCGGAGTATTAAGCACTCTATATTCAACACCACCAATAGATACATACAAAGCATATTTAGGATTCTTACGACCTAAGTTATCTTCTATAGTATTATTGATAATATCAAATTTAGTTTGCATACTCTTAGCTTCCTGCATAATTTTGTTAGTAAGAGCATTAATATCACTCTTTGTAGTCTCACTTAAACCAAAGTGAACATCAGCTAAGAAACTAGGCAGAGGTCTACCACTTTGTTCAAGAACCTGAGCTGTATAACGACTAAGATGCCACAAATAACTATTAAGTTCAGCACTAAGATCACCGTTATTTACACTAGGCGCATATTCAACTTCGGTTTTAGTAACAGCATCAATCCAATTGAATCTACGACCAAAGAATATATTATCGAATATAGAGTATTTAGCAGCAATACGAGTAACAATCCATTTAAGATTTGTAGTCGTAAGTGTATCAAATGAATTATCTAAAGCTCTATTAGTAGCATCATTGAATTCTTTAATCTCTTCAAGAAGCATTGCATCTTTAGAAGTAAGAGATTTGCTTTTACGTCTATTCTCAATAACGTTAGCAAGAGGTGAATCTGTAACTTGAGATTCAGACATAAGAGCATTATAGAGACTAGAAGCTTCATTGGATAAAGGTTTAATACCTTCAAATTCTCTATAAGATCTACCAAATGTACCACTACCTATCGGTGCAGCATTTGAATCTTCTTCTGTTGCAAGCGCATCACGTTCTTCTTGTTGTCTCGCTTGACGTTCTTGTTCTGCTTTGAGTGCAGCTTCTCTACGAGCATTAGCGGCTTTAGTATCAGATTCTTGTTTTTGCAGTCTAGCAAGACGGGCATTATATGCAGCTTTTCTTGTGTCTGAATCAGAGAACTTTGATTCATCCGCTTGTAAAGCTTCAGAAGTTTGATACGTATTAAGTTCATCAGTTAGATCTTTATCAGTAGAGGCTTTGATTTCATCTTCATATAATTTAATTTGATCTTTAATATCTTCAAATCCATTACCATTACGATAATAATCAAGTTCAGCATTAATAGCAGTTCTTCTATTTTCATAGAATCGTTTAGCTTCTTCTGGATTAGTAAGATTAGATAAAAGAATTCTAGCTTGTTGAGCAGCCTCTTTATCATCTTTATTTAAATTAAGAGCTTCAATATTTTTAGTTGCTGTATCTCGAATATTACTAATATCACTAAGAGTTTTATTGTAAGATTCGAGTTTACTATTAGCACCTTTAAGAGCTATTTTAAGACCTAATAATTGTTCAGCAGTAGCATCTTTAGGAGCATTAGTGATTGCATTTTCAAGTTCACTTATTTGTTTCTTAAGACTAGCAATCATTTTATCGTAAACACTTAATGCAGCTTTAGCATCTTCAAGAGTTGCATTATTTTCAGCATAAGTATTTATATCAGCTTTCTTAGCTATACGAATATTATCGTCTGTATATTTAGAATCAACATAATTACTAAGATACTCTTTAGATTCAGCAGCACGCTTTTGATATTCAGCAGGATTAGCTGTAATAGCTTCGAGTTCTAGTTCATTAAGTCTTTTTTGAGCTTCAAGAGTAGCAATACGACGTTGATATTCATAGAGATTTTTGTCGGTAGTACCATTGACTGCATCGAAATGTTTATTGTAAATATCTTCAACAGCTTCAATCTTATTAAGAGTCTGTTCAAAGTAATCAGCATTTGCAAGCAGAGATTCACCTTTATCAAGTGCAATTTGTTCTTCAGCACTAATAGCTTCACCTCGATCTCGTCTATCTTTAATAGACTGAATTTCTTTAAGAGAAGCACTCATATTTCTAAGCATCTCTTTATAGAATTCAAGTGAACCATCAAGACTATTAGCTGCAACTTGATTAAGAATAGCTTCTTGTTCTTTCAGTTTAGCACCAACAATATCACCTTCTGCAAGAGATTCAACAATACCGTCAAGACCTGAACGCATAGCTTCTGTAGCACGCTCGATACCTTTAAGATATTCATGTTCTCTTTCAATACCACGTTTATTAATCTTAGTTTCAATAAATGGCATTATAGCTTGCATACCAGCACCACCCAAAAGACCTCCAATACCCTCAGTCCAAATATCAGGATCTTTAAGATAACTACTAGCTCTCATGCTAAAATCAGTAAGAGCATCAGTATCAGAAAGTAAACCAAAATCTTTACGAGCGGCATGAGTACCTTCTTGCATTGCAATACTCATAGTCATTTCATCTGCCATTTCAGCAAGAGAACCTCCAGCAAAACCGCCAATAGCTCTAAGAATTTGACCTCTATCAGCATTGGGTATAGCATTTAATGTACGAACTATAGCAAATTTATCGCCCGTCGCCATAGCTTTACGAATGTTATCTCTAGTAGCTTTAGTAAGAGTTTTAGCAGTACCTAAGATATTTATCCATTCAACTATATCATAAGCTATATTAGACATAGATCTCCAATAACCTTTAGAAGCTGCATTATCTGCATATCTATCAGCAATACTTTCAATATTAGTATCATTCAGAGGAACCTCTTCTAATCCCGGAGCTTTAAGAATAGCATTACCATTTTCATCACGTTCAACATAGTTCTTATAATTATTAAGAAACCATTCACGTTCTTGTTCGTAAGTACCATAAGCTTCACGTGACGAATCAAGTACTCTACTAATTACAGCAGAGCCATAAACATCAGCGATTTTACTAGCACCACTTAGAGCTTTTGCTTTCTGCATTTCATTAGCAATACCAAATACATCTTTAACGTATTTAGATTTACTTCCGAGATTCACAGCACCTCTAAAAGCTTTTCCAAGTAATAGAGAAGCACCACGAGCAGGTAGCATTATACTAGCAGCACTACCTAATATAGAGGGAATCATAGACGCCCAATAACCACCTCCACCCATACGATCTAACAAACTACCATGTTGAGCTTGTTCAGTCATATAAATAGGAAATGCTTCTCTAGTACTTTCATTAATAGAATTACCAATTCGTTCTAAGAAGTTACGAGTATAAGCTTCATCACTTCCGACAAGTTTAGCAGGAAATGCGAGCAATGAACCCGCACTTTCTATTGTACCTCCAATTATTTCTCCAACAGTTTGAACAAGAGAGTTACCAATACGATCCAAAGTAGATTGATTTCTCGCACGACTCTCTACATAATTACGATAGTTACTAGGAGTAATACCTATACTACCGTTATGCTTTTTAGTAAGATTCAGATATTCGTCATTATCCATACGATTATCTGGTGATTGAGAACCTATTTGATCAAATATAGGTTTAACTTCACCATTATATTGAATCTTACCATCCTCTCCAAATAGAGGTATAGCTTCATACGTTTTATCGTTAGGCATATTATCTTAACATAAGAGGATCATTAGACCAATAAGAAACATCATAAGCACTCTTTTGCTGAGGAGTAAGATATTGAGTAGGAATGAAGTTTTCTTTAAGTTCATTACCATGATTAAGTTTGTATATCAATGCAGGTAAATTATTACGTAAAGAAACATTATCAACAAAAGAATAATTTAAAGAACCTTTAGCGTATTCAATATTAACGTAACGATTCAAAGCTGGATTATATTTTTGAACATTAACACTATAAGTACCACTAGGATGCTTAGTAATATTATATTTAAAATCACCAGATGTTATAGGATAATAGTTACCACGAGGATCAATATTAGTATCATTAGTAATAACATCAAGAGCTTGAGATACATTACTTACCATTTGATCTCCAATAGTATTAAATCTATTTAGAGAACGTTCTTGAGGATTAGTAATACGAGAAAGATCTGCACCAAGCTGTTCAATATTTCCACTAAACGCCATAATCTCATTAGCAGTTTGCCTTTGATAAGCATCATAAGGATTAGTCATAGCTTGATTGTATGAGCATTGAGCACCTTTTCTCATAGCATCTCTAAGAGCCATATTAGCACCATCATCGTCTGTATATAATATAGCTTCTCTAGGAACTTGATTATCACCTTGAGCGGGTATAGTAACTTTCAAATATAGACGACCTGTAGCATCAGAACCAATAGATAGATTTCTAGCTGACATCTGATATACAGCATTATTACCAGAACCACTCTTACGAGAACTAAATATATCTTTAAAATCTTCACTAGAAGTCAAAGGCATACCAATAACTTTTTCTAAGAACTTAGCATTCTCAGGATCATCACCAAGACTTGCAGTAGCAAAATTCCAAACACCAGCATTATCTTCAAGGAGTCTAGCAATACCATCGAGAGCATCACTGAATGCAGCTTTGTTATTACTAATAGGAGTAAATAGAGTGATAGGTGTTGTTTGAGGTTTAATACCTACATTATTTGCAGCAGTTAAAAAGTACCTAGTAAGATTACTTTTATCAACTTTACCTTTATCTATAAATCCAGTATAAGATAAGCTAGCTCTAAAGTCTTTTAATTCAGCACCTTCACCGTATCGTAAGAAAGTATTAATTATATCTTCTGGACGTTTAAGACTTTTAATAGCAGCTGCAAGTTCATCTTTATTATCTCCTCGGTAATAACTTAAAAGTTCAGCTTTAGTATCTTCGATAACTTCACTATGATCAGGATTATTACCATCAAGTTGTCTAAACATTGAATCATAAATAGCATTATTTTGTTGAATAATGTTTTGAGCATCAATGTAAGATTTTTCAGCTTGTTGATAGAGATAACGAGACTGATCATCTTCTGCGCCTTCATATTTAGCCATAGTAGCCTTGGCATTATCTAAAGCTTCTGTAGCAGTTTTAATATTTGCGTCTACTACGGCAATCATAGCATTACCCGGAAGATTAGCTCTAGTAAAACCAATAGATTCAGTCATTTGACCTTTAATCTTTTCAAGTTGTTCTCTTTTAGCTTTAAGAGAATCAATAAGAAGATTATCAAACCACTTAACATCAGTCTTACTTTCAACAGCAGTATAAGCACCAATCTTAGCCATATTCAATAATGAGCTTATATTTTGTTCTATATAGATTTTATTATAAGTAGCACCCATACGAGTTTGATAAGCTTCATCAGATTCATTAGGTTGTTGCTGCAAAGCACTCATACTATTTGCCATACCTTGATCAATATACTTTTGAATAACAGCAGGATCTTGTAAAGCAATAGCTTGTTGCTTTTTAGTTAGCTTAGTAAAATCAGAAGATGATAACATACTTTGTTGCATCTTAGGGTCAGTAGCAACATATTGTTTAAGAGTGTTAGTTACAAGTGAACTATTAGTACCACCTTGTTTACTATTAAGCCACTTATCAATTTCAGCTTCTTTAGCCATAGCTGTTCTAAATTCAGGTTTAGCTGATAGAACAGCAGTGAATACCTCGCGAATCTCATCTTCTGTTACAGATTCAATTGTACTATCACGAGTAAGAACACCGGAAAGATTACCACCTCTATCAGCAATAATCTTTTGAACAGTAGCTTGTACTTGTTCAGATGTACCGGGAATGTTCATCAAATCAGTAGCATCTTTAATAAATTCAGCATTAAATACAGAACGCTTATCAGCTTTCCATGCTTTCATCATTTCAAGAAGCTCTTTTTGATATATAGAACGATCGTGACCTTTACCGAGAGCAGTACCAAAAGCAGTAATTGATTGTTTACCGTTACCGCCAAGACTACCGCCGGCTTTATTAAACTTCTCAAGAATCATAGCTCTATTTGCAGCTTTATATTCTTCAGGAGCATCACTAGCTTCATTCTGTTGCATAATAGCATCAAATTGAGCTTTATTACTTAGAATTGTTTTAACACCCTCATCAGTAAGAAACTTACGAGCACCATCGCTAACAGCTGTATCAGCAAAGAACCAACCTCCATCTTCATCAACTTTAGCTTTAATGTGTTCTTGAGTTTCATTAATTTTACCTGCAAGAGCTTCTTCATCTGCACCTTGAATCGCATTATATTCAGACATCTTAATAGCCATTTCATTATATGCGTTTTCATTACGAATAGCACGTTCTTGCAGATTATCAGCAGCAGCTGTTATAGCTGCACCAGCTTCTCTAAATGACGTCAAGTCCAGAGGTCTAGCATCAGGTTGCTTGACATAAGTAAGATCAGCATATTTTAGTCTAACTGCCATATCATGTAAGTTATTATAAACAACAATACCCTCTACCGAATTAACGATAGAGGGTGTAGGATTTAAGTCAATATGTATAAAACGTATAGCATTATGCAAAATTATAATAGTAATCCGGCATAGTAACAGCATCAGGAACAACAGAACCTCTTCTGTTTAAACGTTTAGTACGAAGTGAACGTTTAGGAACAGTAGAACCTCCTTGAATCTTTTTAAGATCTTTAAGACTACTGATTCCAAACATTCGCATAAGAGTATCTTTAGGTATATTATCAAAAATATAATCCCTAGATTTATCATCTTTAAGAACACTAATAAGATTAGCAGTTTGTAAGTTCTCCATATCAAATTTAGATTGATAAGCAGTACCAATAGAGCGTCCTAAACTAGCAATCATATCGCCAATAGCAGCTCCTTGTTGACTTCTACGTTGAACAATCTCCATTTGATGATTAAACTTATTAGCTTCATTCTCAGCTCTAATTTGACTATTTCTAGCAGCAATTTCAGCGTTAGCCATACGAGAACGATTACGAAGCTCAACTTCTTTATTATGTTCATCTTGTTTAACTCTACTACGCATACGAGAACCTTGAGTTCTAGCAAGCAATATAGACTGACGAGCAACTTGAGAATTAGAACTGTTACTTGTAATATATTTCTCAAGACTACGAACAGTATTATTAATATCTCCAATTTCAGCGTCAGTATTTATATCAGTTTCTAGTTCTACACGATCCATAAGAGGAGTCTCAGGGACTCGCATACTTTCCATGCGATCAATTAAACCTTTATTAGTGATAAGCTGACTTATACCACCAATAAGATTACCACCAACTTCAGAAACAAATCCCGGATTTATAAAACCACCACCAGCATATTTGCGAGTTCTACCACCACAACGCATACCTTGTTGAATAGTAGTTAAAGGATTTTGAATTTGAGTTTTATCATTAGATGTAAAAGTTACTTCTTGCCCCGTAATAGAACCCCCACTATTATTCCGTTGAGTACCATAAATAGGAACAGAAATATCAACAATTTGACCACCATCATAATACTTTCTAATTTTACCTCCACAACGAGCTTCAATAGGTTCAGCTTCCATACCAGATTCAGCTTTCATACTTTCTTGAAGATTATAGAGTTGTGCGAGTTCATTTTGAATTGCAGCAATTTGTGCATTAGTTCTTTGAAGATCAGCATTAGCTTTCTCAGCATTACGACCATTAGTATTACGATCAATTGCATACGTACTACGATCAGTTAAAGAAAGCATTCTACCAAGCATCATAGATTTTACCGGAAGAGAACTTTCAAGATAACCTTTATGTTTCATAAGAGGTTTAGCAAGATCAGCAAATGTAGTTCCATTATACTTTAAAGTATCAGAAAATACATAAGCATTATCTGCGTCAGTCATAAGAGCTTCACCACCTTCTACTTCTGCATTAGGTCCATAAGGAACACCACCTTGTTCATGAGAAGGACCATTAACTTCTGCGGTATTAGAAGATGTTTCTTCAATCATACCACCATCTGCATAACGTTTAGCTTTACCGCCACAACGTTTACGTTTAAGTCTTCCACCACAACGAGCGGCAATTCTACCAAAAGCAGAACTAGGATCAACATCACCAAATGGAGTACCTTGAACAGTAGGTTGAACTAAGTCATCATCGAAGCTAGCATTATCTTGATAACCGGTAACACCTGTAATATTAGAGTCACCATACATATCAAGAGCACCTTCTTGCTGAGCAGTATTGGATAATTTAAGTTCATCTTGAAGAATACGTTCATTACCTGCAACAATCTGACGTTGCCTATCAGCTTCTTCAGCAGCTTTCTTAGCTTTACGTTTCTTCTTACGACCAGTAAACAATCCAACAATACCACCAATAATAGCACCTGCCGCCATACCAATAGGACCTGCCCAAGCTCCAAGAGTTGTACCAGCTAAAGCAGAAGATCCAGCGGCAGCCGCAGCAGTAACTCCAGCTCCAAGTCCACCACCAATAGTAGCACCGGTACTTAAACCAGACATTGTAGAAGCTCCTTGAATACCTTTCTCGGCTCCATAACTATGACCTTGAACATCCCCGAATCTATCTCTAAATGCAACTTCACCTCCACCAGCGTATTTACGTCGACGGGGGTAAGCTTTAAGAGTTGAAATGTTTTTAATCATACCACCATGTTTTAATTCATTAAAATCAATAACATCAGGCGAATCAATCTCATCTACTTCACCATAATAGTCTTTAGTAGGAGTCCAATCCTCAAGCATTTTAGCTCTTTCTAATGCTTGTTTAAAACCATTAGCATTATTATGCTTTTGAGCTTTATCTAAAGTTTTAACAGCATCATTAAGAGACATTTTATTTAGTTCTTCAAGTCCTTTACCTGTAGACTTAAGACCACTATATTTAATAAGATGAAAACCTATTTGAGCTTCGGGGCTATCAATAAGATTATTATCTTTAAGAAACTTCTGATAATATCCCCAAGTAGTATCATCACGATAGATATTCTCAAAAGGATATTCACCTTTAGCTTTAGCAGCTTTCTTTTGTTCATCCGAAGATGGACCCATCATATCATAATGAAAGAGACCTCTAGTATAAGGACGAGCAGAAAAAGCTCTTTCAATAACATGATTCTTATAATCCCAAACATTACCTTTAACATATTTGCTAACAGGATAAGTTTCCACATGAGTAACACCTAAAATAGCTCTTGCTAAAGTATCATTAGCTCCAAGTTTACGAGCTATATTATAAATAGCAGAAGCATTATTATGATTAAATTTAGGAATACTCTTATACTTAGGTTTAGCTTTATTTTTATCAGGCATATCACTAGTATTAGCAGAGTGTTGCTCCTTACCACAAGCTCTTTCCCTACCGGGGTCTGGAGATCGTTAAAGAGCAACACTAATTATAAACGAGTGTCTTTATCAATCATAACTTCAATATTAGTAAGTCTTAAATCAAGTTGAGTAGCATCAGGATATTTAGTAATATCATCTATATAATCATCAGCTTCTTGACTAAAGAACTTATTCTCATATATCATAGTTATATAAGTCCAAGCATTATGGAATTTAGCAATATCATACCAAGGCTTTTGATATTTAGCTGAAAGTTCAATAAGAGTATCAATAGCATCTTTATCCATAAAATTAATAAGATTAGGATTAGGATTCCATTGACCATGATCATTCTCAACGAAGTCTTCAATACGATTCCAAAGATAACGACCAGCTTTATATTTAAGAGTTTCATTATCCCACCAAATAGGACTAACACTCATAGGCATAAGACCAGTACATTGAACATCAGTATGAAACATCAACCAATCAATAGTTTTATTATAGAGATAACGTATATTATCTTCATTATTCATAAGACCATTAATAAGCTGACTACGCCATTCAATATGTTTAAAGAGTTTACTTATAGTAGGCTCGGTAGCATAAATGAATTGAACAACACTAGGATGAATAACATCATCAAAGTAAATACCTTTATTCTTAGCATCAGTCTTAAAAAGAGAACCTTTAGTTATATAGAAGATTCCATGCCGATTAATGTATGAATAATCTCCGATATACGAGTGAAAAGACGTCCATAAGTTAGTCTTTAACGAGTAGGAGATAGAATAAGACTTATACAAGTCAATAGCACCGTTTTTATCTATAATCTTATTAGTGAATATAAATCTTTGGTGCATTTCATCGTATGTAAAGAAACATCCACTATGCGACAATGGATTAGTAGCATTAGCGTAAATATGTTCTTTAAACCACTCTTTGAAGCCTAAATCGGATAACTCACTTACGCTTTGATCGTTCTTAACAAGATAAATCTCACCCTTTTCGACATCACAAACAAGATAACCACGATGCGTAATAATAGCACTAAAACGATTGTTACAACCAATTTTACCAGTAGTGCTATAAATAATTTCTTTAGGTTCACGTTGAAACAAATCAGAAGTACCTACATAAGTTGTATTTTCATCATTGTTACCTAGAGTATCTTTAATGGCGGCTACAAGTAATGTGTATTGTTGCTGAATATATAAAGCAATATCATCAGACAAAACATTCTCGATAGCACCTTTTTGAATTGAAACATCTTTATAAGCATCAGCTTTATATCGACGCCAACCAATATCAGTAGATTCACTAGGATTAACATCTGAACGTATAATACGAGAAGGAAAGGTTTTAATATCGTCAATCTTTTTAATAATAACAGCATCTTTAAAACCATCCCAATTCATAGAAGTCTCATAACACTTACCATCCTCGGTATTCCAAAAGTTATCAATAGGATAACTAACATGGCCTAAGTTATCAGCTTCTTGATAGTAATTATTCTTAGGAGCCCAACGAATAGCTTTCTCAATATCATTCTCAGCAGTATTAGAAATATTACGTTCGAATATCTTATAAGCACTACTATTAACTCCAAGTCCATCATGACGACATTGAAGATTCATACGACTAAATATAAAATAACTAATGATAATTCTATGACAATTAGCAATAGTAGCACCAGCTCCTTCATGTTGGAAACCAGCCGCAGGAGCAACACAACGTTGAGTTATAAATGCAACAAAAGTATCACCTTTAAGATATTGAGCTTTTGTAGTAGCGGTATATGTTACAGGATGATATTCAACTCTAACAATAGGAGATATACAAGAAAGATTCTGAGCATAAACATCAATAGTTTTGAATATATCATCTGCATTACGATCATGATAATAACAATCTATAATAGCACGATTATTTTCAATGATAGAATACCATTGAAATTTTGCAACAGTTCTATCATCACCATGACTATTCGGATTATCATCACCTTTCCACTCACCAGCAGCAGAATAATCTTTACATATTTTGTTATATTCAAATCCGGGATCTAGTAAGTCACCATTTCCATAAGTAATAGTAACACGTTGATAACTCTTATTATTCCATTCGTTTGGATAGTATTTACTATCAAACATAGCGTTATCATCGAGACCATCATTTTTACTAAATTTATAACTAGAATCAGCAGCTATATTTGAAACAGCTGAATTATTATTAGCAATAAATTCAGGTTTAATAGTAGGTCCATTAAGTCTACTATTAACAATGAGTGAATCAGAAAGAAGAACAGATTGAATCAAATCACCACCTTCATCCCACAAATTAGAACCTTCTCCTTTCTCATTTTTAGTATCATTCTTTTGACGATTAAAACAGTGCCTCCAAGTCATACGTTCATAAGCACTACGAACGCTATAAGCTTTAACTTGTGGCATAGTCTTCTTTTCAATCAGATATTCAAGAGGATATAATCTATATCTATCACGAGAAGCAAAAGCGCCTTTATAGTTATTACCAACTACATTAGAATAAGTTAAATCTCGAACAACAAGCGATTGACAACACCAATTACTATTAGAGCTATTAGGTTGAGCCATGTAAACAACCCAAGATTTGATTTGTTTACGAGCAACAACTCCAACTTCTTCAAGACCATCAGCTGTTTCAATTTTGGTAGTATCTTTAAAAAGTTTAGAAAAGAAATCAGTAGGATCAAGTTTAAATCTAAACATACGATGTTTAACAGCACCATCACTACCGGTCATATTGAAATTAGAAGTCTTGAAGTAATAGCTACTCTTTTGAGTATTATAAATAGGATAAACATTAATAAGTTTACCTTTATAATCAATAAGACCTAAATATAAGAAGTAATATTCGTTATCTTTGATACAAGTATCATTAGAAAGATCTTTCTTTTCAAAATCACCTTTATCGCCAACAGATTTGAATAATTCTTCTTTAATTTTAATATTACCAGTACCATTAAGACCATTAGCAGTACATAGATTTTTATCTTTGATATGTTTGTCAAGACCGGTAATATCATTCATACTAACATTAGCACGAATAAGCTGTGAATTAAAATTAGTATGAGCTTGATCTTTAATATATGAAATATTACCAATTACAATATCATTAAGAGTAACTGTATTTAAACTATTGATACCACTGATATAAACAGTTGTACTATTTTTATCTTTAATATCAATATTTTCATACTCATAAGCTTTTTCTTCATCTTCGCCTTTATAGATAATACCAAGTTTACATTCATCAAACTGAGAATCTATATTAGTAATATCAATTTGAAATTTACGAGAGGTAAGCTGACCAGCTTTAATACTTTCATTGTATTTGGGTGCAGCAAAATATGTAGGAGATAACAGAGAATAGTCAGTATAATCTCCGGTTTTAAGTTTATATGCAACAGCAAATTGATATGAACCTGCAAGTAAACCACCACCATCAATAGATTGAACTGTTAATGTAGGATATTCAACATCAGGTATAAGATTCAATAGTTTTTCTTTAGTTAAATCAGTACCTAAACTGTAAATAGTCGTAGTATCATCAGAATAGTCTTTTGCAAGATTATAGTCATCACAAAAGGTATTAAGATTCATCAAACGAGTCTCATTAGCAGCAGTTGAATTACCTTCTGTAAAAGTAATAATCAGATGATTATTTTTGTTATAAGAATAAGCACCAGTAATAGGACGATCTTCACTAAAGTTTAAAACTGTACTATTACCAACTAGAGGGGCTTTATAAATAACATCTGAATACTTTATATCACCTTCAATAGTTTCATCACTATGCCATATAATGTAGTCTCCGTCAGGTACACTAGGATTAGCACCGTTTCTATTAACGAAAAAAAGCACCACTCCAACGGGAATCGGAATGGTGCCAATACACTGACCATAATCAGAATAATCATGATGTTTCTCAAATCCATTTTCATTGATAAGAGTCTCACCATCCTCGTTATATAGAACATTAAGTGCATAAGACTTAGTATCACTATTGACTAATGACGGATTCGCGTTAGGGTAAAGACCTGCGTTTACTTTCATAGCCGTTCACATAATGATTTTTCATATTTAAGAAGTTTAATAACGACCTACTACAATCATCACGTTTATCTTTAGTAAGCCTATTACAAGCATTGCGAACTTTAATTTTAGCATTATCGTAAGCAAGTGCCGGATTAGTATAAGGATTACTATCTCTAAGATTTAAAACTGGATGCCTGTAATTACGTTGAAGAATACGCATCATAACAAAATTCTTTAGAGCATCAATAAGAGCATCATTATTAGGTATAAGAGGAACATTGATTTTAAGAATCTCGTCAAGTGTCATTGGCAATCCATGAAATAAGATGCCTAGCGTACCTTTTCTGACATTCAGATGTAAATACGACCCGTTAATCGAATACGTGTATAAACTGCCGGAGATCGTCCGTATGAAGTCAAAAACGACATTCTCTGTAAGGTTTACCCCTATCGGGAATGAAACGGCGAGCGGTATATAATTTCCATCATCATGCTCAAAAGGAGCAGGATTAGTAGTAAAATCCGCACGTTTACCATTAATTGTAACAAGACGTATATTCTCACAACCCTCTGGAATCTCACAACGATATTCATCAAAGTCGATAACTTTACCAACATTAATAAGATGCTGTTGAATATTTAAATCAGCAAGAGCTTCACATATCCAAGTAGGAATACGAGTCATAAAGTCCATAGAATGAACATCATAATCTTCTATAATCCTATGAATAACAACACTAGAACTAATCAAGTTTTGGTCTAATGTATTCATCTACTTCATTGTTTTTAATACGTTCTCTTTTGCTTTTAGTAGGCGGATACCTATCCATAATAGTTTTATCATGTTCAATCATGTATTTGAGTTTAGCATCAAATGCAAGATTATCCGCTTTAATAACTTCTTCTATAGATTTATGCCTAAGCACCTTATCACTAGTCATAATGTTTACATGACAATGATTAGGTTTAAATTTATAGAATATTTGATTAGGTACAACATCAACACCCATATTATGACGTATCCATTTACAGAACCAATAATACGGGTTATCAGATTTAACATGCCAATTCTTACCATAAGGATTAAGAAAACTCTTAACTTCAATACCCGCGGCAATCATCTCATCCCTAAGACGAAACGACGCAGCCCAATCAACAGATTCTCTAGCAACAGCACGTTGAACTTGAAACTTACCAATGTAAGTACCTAAAGAAACACTATCACCACGAATAAGATTCTCAATTAGAGACTTATTAAGACCTCTCTGTATTTGATTAAATATCGGATAAGGAATACGACACATCCAATCGTAATATCTAATAATAGCAAGAAGTTTAGGAATACGAATAGTAGATAAATAAACAAAACGATTGAACGTAATACGAAGAGATACTGCCTTAGCTTCATCACTCCAATTAAGTTTACGTAAGAGCTTAACACCTTTAACTCGTTTACCTAAAATAAGATCATCAATAATCTCTTTAGTTATTCCATTCGATTCAAGAAGATTCAGATTAGCATAACAGATATTAGCTAAATTATTACGTCTAACATAAATGTTATGAAGATCAGTACTTAATTTCTCGATAGTATTATAACATTGTTCGAGATAGTCGTGGTAATAGTGCATGGATTCCATATAGTTTATTCTACTTTATTATGGATTAAACGTTGAGTACCATTAGGATCATTAGGAGCATAAGTTGCATCACTAATAATCTTAACTTCGTGTTCTGTAGGCTTAATACCGAATTCAGTTCTAAGAACCTCATAAGTTATACGTTCTATCATATCAGCAGGAAGCGGAAGTTCAATATCCTGACCATCATCTTCCATATACATAGTGATAACCTCAGCAGGATTTTCAGCTACATACACGATTGTTACAAACTTATAATTTTTAGCATCAATCTCAAAGTTTTTGAGAGTATTTTTGATAATAATTTTAAGTTTACCATTAACGATTTGATACACTCCCCAAACCCCAGTAGGGGAATAGACTGTGGTAAGGAGCGGAACTACGCTATTATTAGCGTACTTATATGTAATAAGACTCCCATCGTCATGTTGAGTATAAACATGAAGAAAAGGTGCATCATTAGGCATACGTAAAGGTGTAGGAACTCGATGCTCAGTAGTAAGAACCATATCTTTAGCACCAATTCCCGCATATGTGTTTTCTATATCGGTAAGCGGAACGCAGATAAGAGGAACATTAAAGCTAACTTTAAGCACCTCATCTACACCATTGCGCTCAATACTCTGACGAATAAAAGTAGCAAAGAGTGCCTTACAAGCATCTTTAGCTCTCTCTTGAATGCTATGATCACCGGGCTTACCTAATATATTAGAAATCTTACTTCCTAATTGATTAAGTGTTGCCATAATAATACATTAAACAATTCGCCAAGATTTATTAGTAGTAATACCAAGCTCCTTAGTTTCACCTCTAGGGATAAATTTAAGAAGATTAGTAGACAATTCAAGTTCAGGAGTATCAGAACCACCTATGATCATAATAGGACGATTCTTAACTGGAACAACCCCGTGCCACGGACCAGCATTAGTATACCGGTTAGTAACTCTAATAACGTTCTTTTGATTTTTGAAACCTCCACCACACCTTGATGGCAGACTGGTTCTTGCGTAAATAACAGTCATGGTATTTTAGTTTTTAATGGTATCTTCTGTCGCATCTATAACCATAGTCATATTGCGAGAAATACGATTGTGATTTTTCCAGAATGTTTGCATCATTTCAGCGTCAGGTTCAAAGTCAAGCTCGAACTCAGCACTAAGAAAGCCAATAGGCATATCAGTTTTCAAGTCACGAATAAGAATGCTAATAGCAGTATTACATCCACGTGAACGAAGATCTCCAACATACATATTAGAATGATACTTTGTCAAAGCACTCATACGGAAAATATACTTACTATCTCTGTATAAGCGTAGAATAGTATAAGGCATAATAGAAGTAAGAACATTCTTATAACGATTCTTATAAGGATCTGTAATACTAATATCGTAATCTTCTGCGATAACAGTAAACTTATCCATATTAATACCATTACAGAACTTACCACCATTATGAAAGTATGCAATGTAAACACCTTTAGCATTAAGAGATTCTCTAATGTTTGAAGCTATTTTATCGAGTTGCATCCAACATTCTGCTTTAGATGTAAGAAGATTAGTAACAACCTTACGTCTCTTCTTAGCAATCCATTCTTTTACGAAGACAACACCAATAGATGAAACAATAACACCAATCAAGTTCAATATAGCAATAAAAATACCACTCATTACACAACGTGTTTTATAATTCATACTTGCGTGTTTGAATAAGTTGCTATAAACAAAAAAATCCGACTACCAGCGGAACCAGTAGTCGGATTAGGAATAATTAAAATTGCCTTGATATAAATAACACCTGCGACCAAAACTAATTAGATGAATCTCTGCCAAGGCACTTCATCGTCTTGAGCTTTAATATCAGCTAACCATCTTTGGAAAGCAATACCTTCGTAACCGTCGGGATCACTAATGTAAAGATAAGCATACATAGCACATTCATGATGTTCGGTAAACAAACGACCATAGAAATCTGCATAAGCCATATTCATTACATACATAACATCATACCAGTTAGCATTATGGAGATCATTCATCTTGTATTTGTGCCAAATAGATTTGACTTCATCAAGACTATAATGGTGAGTAGTACCATTACGATTCTCCATACGTTCAACAGCCCATTCACATAGGTCTTTAGTAAAATGTTTTCCGTAGAGTTCTTTATACTTTCGACAATCCCTCTTTCTTACATCTTCACTTTCGTGTGGCATATCACTATGCTCATGCGGGTCTTTCATCATGACTTACATTATTTTTAAGAGAGTTATCAATTTCACGTTTAAGATTTTGAAAAGCAGTAGCTTCGAACTCAAAACCAAATAGATTCACAGAACCTTTAGCAGTAGCTTTAGAAATAGCTGCATCAAGATAGCTATTAACTACTTTAGGAATCTGCTCATCAGGTATGAACTTAGATAACTTAGCCAACTGAGGCTTAATAATATAATCAAGTGTAGGCTCTATAATAAAATCTAATTCATTCAGAAGATTATAAGTAGAAAGGTCTAAACCAAAAACATTACTCATAAACTTTCCGATACCAGAAGTAACAGGAATCTTAATCCCACCTCCAATAGTTTTAACGATTGGTGTTAGCCATTTACCAACAGCTACTGCAACAAGTTCTGCGTTAGTCATACTACTTCAAGATTAAGCTTGTGGAGTTGAAGTAGAAGCATTAGGATCCGGAACAGCAGGACCAGCAGCACGAGCCGCTAACTCAACAATTGGACAAATCTCAGCAGCATTGATCTTTTTGATGTATTTAACGAAATTGCAATTTGCATAATCAACAATTCGTTCATCAGCAGATTCTCTACGTTCAGCTTCAAGAGCAATAGCAGCTTTAAAATCGTGACGAACATCACAGAACTCACGAGCGACTTCTTTCTTGAAGTTTTCAATATCCTGTTTGTTAAGTGCAGATTCCTTATCCAAACGAGCAAGAGTTTCAAATGTAATCTTGTCGTTAGCTTGACGAGTTTCACGTTCTTCTTTGATTAAAGCTAAAGCTTCTTTAAACGTATTTATACCTACATTATCGGCATAACGTTCAGATTTCTCTTTAGCGAGTTCAGCCATAAGACCAGAAACTAATTGAGTCTCAGCAACAGCAGCAGCTCCGGCAGCAACCGAACCATTACCGTTACCAAACCAATTTCTCAATCCAAGTCCTGCAAAAGCAGCAAGACCTAAAGAACCTGCAACAGTGTTGTAGTTAATTTGTCCTTTCGGAACTTTAACACCAGTTTCGTTTTCAGTATTCATAGTATTAATTTGTTTTAATGCACCTCGACATTGAGATGCACAACAAATATATTACTATTAGTACTGATAACAATGAAATGATTTATAACATGAACATTAATACTCAATAGTTGAACATTATATTCAACGTTTCTTCTTAGCGATAGCTTCGTCAATCTTTGCATTAATAGAGGGAACACTAATGTAATTCATAAAAGTTACATAACCAATATGATATACGTCAGCAATTTTGTTCTTCCAAATCCAACGATAACTTCTATCATCATTGATATAACTTCTATCATCATTGATATAAGTTTTAGCAATCTCTTGAATATCTCTAATTAATAAGAGCTTATTCAAATTAGTATAAGTCACAGGTGTCATACCTAAAGGAATTTAAATCATTAATAGAACGTTTAGTCGATGATTTAAGCGAGCAATGATTTTCCTTGATATGACAAAAGGGAGTACTACGCAATTTAGCGGTAGCACTCCTTTAGTTCGCGATCATACGCTTTTAGAATCAGCAAAATGCCGTTTTATAGCTTTGAGTATAGGTTTGATAATTAAATCATACCCAAAGGTACATATCAGAAAAGATAGCAGCACCGTTTCCAGTGAAGCATCTAATTTGTATAAGTAAAGCACTATAGTTGCAATACCTACGATTAAGCTAACAAGAGACTTGAAGTATCTCGGTAGTTTCTTCTTAGCAATCTTAGTAGCAATCTCATTAATACCATAAGTAGCTAAAAGCACAATGGCAATAAACGCAAAACTTATAGAATTAAAAAGATTAAAAATAATTGTTTCTTCCATAGTTTAAATATCTGTATATACAACAAAAGGTCTAATAAGCACATTAGTACCTATTAGACCTATAATCAAATTAACAGACGACTTACGAAATAGTCCAAGCGGTATTCGTAGTAATCGTAATTTGTTTAGTTTCTCCCGCAGCAGCGAAAGTCAATGAAGTCGGAGATACAGATAGAGTAGCATCACCAGCAGCTTGAGTTACAGTGTATTTCTGACCATTTACGGTAATATTACCGGTACGAGTTTTAACCGTCGGGTTAGCAGCAGCAGTAAACGTAATTTCGAAAGCGTAAACATCATCTGCTCCCGGATCACCTTCAATCTCAGCACCAGAGTTATATTGTTTTTTATTTACGATCAATTTACCGGCAGTCAACCATTCAGAAGCGTTAGAATCAACAGCAAACGTAATAGCAGCTAAGTTGGAGTTACCAATGAACTTCTTAGCTTCACCACCTTTAACAAAAGCTAACGATTGAGTAGTAACATCCCAAATCGTAGAACCTTCCTGCTGCAACGTAACGTCTTCAGTCAAGTCTTCAACAGCAACGGTAATCAAACCGGAACGTCCATTACGACCTTTATAAACCGGAGCAGTAACATCTACTTGAGAGTTACCAGTTCCCTTAACAGCACTCAAAGTGATCCAACTCGGTTTAGCTTTCAAAGCATATCCGGCACGCATAACAGGTGCACCAACTCCATCAACTAAACCACCAATTTCAACAGCAATTGCTCTTTCATTCAAAGCAGAATCTTCAATCATAATGATAAAAATTTAATTATTCGTAAAAAAGTTTGAAGTTCCGCACGCTCCACAAGCTATTCCCCTACTGGGGTCTGCAAAGCGTAGCGGAACATTTAAAAGTTTAAGAAACAGTCCAATTAACATTAGAAGTTACTTTGACAGTTTGTGTACCACCAGCAGCTTCAAACGTTAGACTAGTTTTATCAAGATTCAAATAAGGATCTTGTTCAAATATTGCAGTGTAAGTAGCATTTCCAGTAACAGTAACAGTTCTGTTAACATTCGTATTACCATCACTCCATTTAACAAAGTGATAACCGGAAGAAGCCGTAGCTTTTAATGTAACAGTTTCACCATAATTGTAAGTACCACTTCCACTAACAGTACCACCTGTACCCGCAGTTACAGTCAGTGTATAACTGTTAATTTGCCAGATAGCATAGTAAGTAACATCACCAGTAACTTTGGTAGTTGTGCTTACATTAACAGGACCATTAGCTGACGTAGACCATCCTTTGAAAGTATATCCAGTTCTTGTAACAGTAGGAAGAGTTCCTAAAGCTTCATTGTAATAGAATGAACTACTAGACTGGCTAGGAGTACCACCATTACCATCAAAAGTAACTGTATAAATCCTATAAGTTGCAGTCCATCTAGCGTACCAAGTCTTATTAGAAGTAACCTTAGTTGTCGTAGTTAATTGAGTACCACCGCTAGTAGCAGAAGTATCGAACCAACCTGCGAACGCATACGTATAAGTATTATCCGCAGCTCTTGAACAAGTAGGTAACGTTCCAATAGCTTCACCATAATTTTTACTTATAGATGAAGAAGAAGGAGTACTACCACCATTAGCGTTAAATGTAAAGGTGTACCTATTAACAGCTCTGGTCACATAAGCATAATAAGTAGCAGCACCTGTTACACTTGGTGTTTCTAAAGTTAATGAAGAACCAACCTTAGTTCCACCACCGTTAGCAGCAGTATACCAACCTTGGAAAGTATAAGTGTACTGAGCATTATTTGCAGGCATAGTCAAAGTACAAGAGCCTTTCGACCCATAAGCAACAGATTGACTAGTCCTATTCAAAGATCCGTATGTTGTTTGATAATTTATCGTATAACTCCTTTTAGTTGCAGTCCAATGTGCATATATTGTAGTATTACCTGCACCCATTGTCGTATTAGCAGTAACTTGCGTTCCACCAGTAGCAGCAGTATACCAACCAGCAAATGTGTAACTGTATTGTGCAGTAGAAGCTCTAGTAGGCGTCGGCAAAGTACCATAAGCACTTCCGTATTGAACGCTCTTAGAAGCAGGACTTACTGCATTACCACCGTTAACATCATAAGTTAAAGTATAACTATTAATAGACCATTGAGCATAATAGATAACAGTACCAGTTATCTTAGTAGTAGATGAAATCTTCGTACCACCACTAGATGCTGTGTACCAACCAAGGAATGTATAACCCGTCCTAGAACAAGTTGGAAGAGTACCTAATTCTGAACCATACGTTTTAGTAATAGTTGATGGACTAGGAGTACCACCACCGTTACCATTGAATGTTGCAGTATAACTTCTAATATTAGCAGTCCACTGAGCATAATAAGTAACGTTTCTTGTTACTGTAGTAGATGCAGATACTTGAGTACCACCGGTTGCAGCTGTAAACCAACCCTTAAATGTATAAGTATATTGAACATCAGCAGCTCTTGTCGGAGTAGGTAATGTGCCTAAAGTAGAACCATGAGTCTTAGTAGTTGACGTAGGACTTACAGAACCACCATTAGGATTCCAAGTTACAGTATATGACTTGAGAACAAATACCGGAGTAATATGAGTATTGGCAGTAATGTTAGAAACTGTCAGAGGATTAGCAGTAGAGCCATTAGACCACTTGCTAAAGTTATAGCCAGTACTTGGAGTAGCTGTCCAAATAGCAGAACCACCATATTCTACACTAGACTTATTAACGCTCGCTGTACCACCAGTTGAATTAGCGGTAGTAGTTGTGAAAGTCTTAATTGTAAACTTAGCAGTTAAGCTGATATTGGCAGTAACAGCAAATGTATATGAAGCATTGCTAGATACTTTAGTTGTTCCATTGTACCAACCAGCAAAATTATAAGCAGCCTTAGGAGTTGCAACTACAGTAGCATTAGCACCGTGTTCTACAGTTTGACCAGCAGGATTTACAGTACCTTTATTTATATCCTCAGAAGTTGCATTAACAGTATAACTCTTAATCTTATATTTAGCAACAAGAGTTCTATTAGCAGTTAAAGTAACACTAAAAGAAAGACTTGTAGAAACAAGATTAGAGCCTTCATACCAACCAACAAAATCATACCCAGTTGGAGCAGCTTTAGCAGTCAATGTGACTTGTGTGTCACGATAATAAGTTCCTTCTTTAACTTCACCTGTAGCGGATGAACCAATAGAACAATCACCAACATTTGTAATAGTAGTTCCTGAACTATTAGTAGTTAAAGCTGAAATCTTAATAGTAAACTTATCAGCTTCCGTTTGAGTGCAATTAATAGTTTTCGTAATACCACCGGCAGTAACGGTAACAACCGTAGTTCTACTTTTGGCAGTATTTTTACTCGCAGTTAAACCGACCGTTTTATTACCCGTACCACTCTTAGCGGCAGGGGTAAGCCAAGAAGCAATAGCCATCTTAGTATCCCCCCCCCTAATTATGAAACCGTCCATTCGACGTTAGAAGTAACATTAACAGTTTGAGTTCCATCAGCAGCCTCGAAAGTAAGAGAAGTCTTATCTAATTCGAGATATGGATCTTGAGTAAACTTAGCAATATAAATCTTGTCAGCATCAACAGTGACACTAAGCGTTACATCGTCAGAAATCTTAACTCCATCTTTCCACCAACCACCAAAGCTATAACCTTCAGCAGCTGTAGCATGAATAGTAGCAACAGTACCATCCTCAAATTCAGCAGTTTCAACTCCCAAATTAGATTCTTTATTGATACCAACACCACCTTGAGCTACACCTTCATCTTCGGTTTTAACTGTAAGTGTATAATGTGTGGGTTCAGGAATAAGATCACATTCAATAGTAACCTTAATGTTTTTCTCAACCACAAAGCTATACTGATTGTTACTGTTAAGAGTGATTTTAACACCATCAACAAGCACTTTATTCAAAGTATAACCCGGACTTACATTAACTTTAATCGTACAAGTATCACCATCATTATAAGTACCAGCACCTTCCATTGTAGCACTTCCGTTAGGAATAGCTTCATAGGTGACTTGGAATTTATCAGAAGCATCAACCTCAAAACGAGCTTCAATAGATTTAGAGTCATTCATGACAATATCACGTGAAGTAGTCGAGGGCGCATCCGAATCAGTCCATTCCTTAAAATGATAGCCGCTATTTGCTAATGCTTCTACAGAAACGGTAGTTCCGTCAACAATATTAGAGTAAGTCTTTGTGCCACTATAATAGTCGCTCCAACTTCCATTGGTCTTTGCACGACATTTACCACCTGTTCCAGCAGTAAGAGTTAACGTTCGCATGATTACTTGATCGAACGTAGCAATATGCGTTGCATTTGTTCCAGTTTTAGCAGTGAATGTTGCAGGATTATCTGAAACCTTTGCACCGCTTGTATTCCACTCTCTAAACTTGTAGTTACCAACCGCACGAGCTTCAACTAAATAAATCGAACCTACAGCAATTTTAAACGTATGTTCAGAAGTAGACCAACTAGACCAAGAACCATCACCTATACGATAACGAGTTTCATTAGTTCCGTCAGAACCTACTGTAATAGTAACTTCTTCCGGTGGAATCTCTACGAACGTACAAGAGAAATCTACATTCTCAGTAATAACTTTTGAATAAGGATTAGAGTTAGAAATAGTTCCACCAATATTCCATTGTTCAAAAGAATAACCACTATTAGGAACACCTAATACTTCAATTGTTTCACCGTCAGTAACACTAATGTTAGAATGCGAAGATGCAGCTTCTGAATATTCACCAGAGTCAATCTTATATTTGCATTTACCATTAGAACCAGCAGTAATATTAACAATATGAGTTTCAGGTGGAATGTAAGTTTCCTTAAAATAAGCAGTATAAACTTTGCGATGCAGACCTTCTTCAACAATGATATTGTTTTCATTATTAGGAAGATTAGCACCAGTAGGAGTTACCCACTTTTCAAATTCATAACCGCCGTTAGCTTTACCAGCGATAGTGACAATAGTCTTTTCCGGAGCAGTGACTTCGTGTCTTTCTGCCCATTGAGACCAAGCATCATTAATATCTTTGTATCGAACTAAACCATTCGCATTTGCCACGATACTAAACGTGAAATAGCGAATAGCTTCTTTAAAGTTTACCGTAATCGTAAGATCTCGCGTAACAACGATGCTATATGTACCATTACCATTATCTACAAGATTACCGCCAGAAGCAGTAACTGTATCAACAGCCCAACCCTCAACCGGACTAGGAACAATTATTGCAGTTTGACCGGACTTATAAGTACCGCCACCGCTAACTGAACCTTTATCAGCAGGATTAGTTATAATAGTTACATTGTACTCCTCAATAACAGGAGCATCAAGCTCGAAGTGTGCAGTATAAGTTTCATTTTTATCAACAATAATATCATATTGAAGATTAGTAGAAACAATACGATTTAAACTATCAGTCCAATGAGTAAAATGATACCCTTGAATTGCCGCAGCTGTTATAGAATGCCTTGTACCTTTTGGGAATGTTCCGGCACCAACTACATATCCTGCATTAGCCGGATCAGCATTGACATTAATATAGAATTGTTCAATAGGAGCTTCATCCTTTTCAAATACACCTATTAAATCCATATCTTTCTTAATAGTAAAAGACCAATTAGGACTAATAGACATAATCTCATTAGTATGGAACTCTTTCCAACCTTTAAAGTGATAACCTTGAACAGGTTTAGCATAAAGTTCAACGCGACTACCAGCTTCAAATTGAAAACGGAAGCCATCTGAGTTTTCATCAGGAACAATAGCAGAACCACTACATCCAACAATACCACCCTCTTCAGGAGAAGGAACTAAAGTAACTCTATAGTAATCACGTTCGATATGACCAGACTGCATAAAATCTTGAAGATCTTTGATGTAAGTCCAAGCACGAATATATGTATCTTGACAACCACAAGTATTATTTCTAACACCACGACTAGGATGCACATAATTAGCTTTAAGACCAATGCAAACAAGAGTATCATCAGTCAAAGACTCACTACCAACAATCAACTCTCTATCAATAGCAATAATATTACCATCAGTAGTTAGATTAATTTCGCAGCCTTTTTCATCATACATATAGTAACAACCATCAGTACGATGATAGAAGAATCGAACGTTATGCTCACGCTTAGGAAATGTACCAAGAGGAAGAACTTGTTTTAATTTGACAATTTTAATATTACATTCCATAGCATTAAGTTTAAACAAATATAACTACGCAGAACCGTTAAGCACTGCGTAGTTTTCCAAGCAACTTTAGTCAGTTGCAGTATTCAGAGAAATGGCATTATCGCCGAAACCTTTAGCTAAAGTCTTAATAGCTTCAAGTTTATTTACAACAGCGTCAATCACAGCTTCCGTACCAACAATGATTTGGAATTTGCGAGGACTATTGTTATCAGCGGCAATCTCAGGGAATTGATTAAACTCAGCCGTAGAAATAACAAGATAAGCGACTTTACCAAAGCCAACTTTCGGGTCACCAATACCCCAAGCTTTCTGCCACTCATCATGAGGATTCCAACCCATGTTAATCAGAGAATAACGAAGGTCTTCATCACTAAGAGCAACATCAGCCAAGAAACCGGATAATTTCGTATGTTTAACGGTAATAGTACCATTGGCTTTTTGATCGGCAAGAATACCGAATACGTTCATCGTCAATTTAGTAGGCTTTTTAGCAACAACGGTTATCTGAACAGCACTATCAGCTTTCTCGATAGTAATATCAAATAACTCTTTGTTATAAGCAGTAAGACTAAGGTTCTTCTTAATCTTCTCTACCAACCGATCAACGGTATCAGTAGCATGAATCCGAACAGGTATTTGAACAATCTGAGGATTAGGATTAACCGTCAAACCATGACGATACTCCTCAGAAGAACAAATTTCAATAGCACCACAGAACTCAGCATCTGCATTATATACAATACCTTCAGCAGGCTTAAGTGCCGGATTCGTAAGACCTTTAAGAATAATAGTTTCTTTCTGATCTGTCTCCGTATATTTACGAACGTTATAAGTGAAGTTAAAAGGATTAATATCCACTCCACGTTGATTCATAAATCCACCGTCCTTAGTAGGAATTGCAGACATAATTACAAACGGCTCAGGTCTACCAGTAGTAGGCAAAGCAGTACCATAAGCAGTACAAATGCCGAGTTGACCGTTAGATAACTTAGTATCAACAGTAACATTATCGACAAATGTTTTTCCGTAACTTACAATTCTCATAGTAACGTTTTATTTTAAAGAATTACTTTCATTTATAGCAATTTGATAACCTTCATCTTTAAGTTTACCAAGAAGCTTCTGTGTAGCAAGGTTAATAATCTCGGTTTTAAATGGAAGTTCAGTAGCAGTATCAGTTACAATATCAAACCTAGTAGGTTGTCTAAGATATGTGATAGCAACATCAGTAATCACAAACGTATCATCCATATCTACTAAAACCCTATTACTTTCTATCGTACATATAGGATGAATGTGTCTATTAAGACGATTGTGATACGTTTGAAGCATATCCCTACGCTGAACATCAGAAACTAAATCCATACCCGCAAATCGGCTCTCTCGCACCTTTGTAACCACTCCGTCAGAAGTGATAACCTCATATAAGCCCGAATAACGCTCGTAGTTGAATTGTACTAGCTTAATAGTATATTTATCTCCAACTACAATTAACTGTGGCGTATCGAAGTAAAACACTAGTGATTCGGGGTAATACTCGTTATTGTAGCGTTCGTAAGTCACATTGTAACCTTTTCGCAGCAATATGGAGAGCATATAGTTGATATATTCAAATAGACCCTCTTTACGATAAATCTTAGCAGGATAATGAAACGTAACGGTATCATTACCAATTTGAATAACGAAATCTTCTATATAACCGGGAATGGTTTTAAATAGTTCACTGATATTAACAACGTAAATCCTAGTAGTAACAGATTCAGTTGCTCGATAACGTTTAAACTTATCATATATAACACTTGCATCATAAGAGACACCATGTAGGTAATTCGCAGGCAAAAAAGCGAAGCCTCTATTACCCTCATTTGCGAGAAGGTAAAGAGGACTTCTATATGTAGTCTTTAGCACTTGCAAATCATCGTAATAACGACCAGTCTCTTCAAAGGCTTTAATCTTTTGCGTAAGCAGTACGTCAATAGCTTCATTAAGAGCAATATCAATATACTGCGGACGAATAGATTCTTGCCTATTAGCATTAATCTGCTGAATCTTATCGTTTACAGCAATATGTGCTTCTTTACAACTACTATACATACTGACACTATTTTATTAGTTTATAACCGAAGCTTTATAAGCAGTGAAAAGTTGTGCTTTATATTCAACATTTTCGGGAGCAGCTAAGAAAGCCATAACACCCTCAATGGAAGAGCCAAGAACTACTTCCGGACGCACAGTATCAAAGTAATTATCACCGTCTTTCGTAATGACTTGAGCGGCGAGTAACTTATAAACTTGCGCCATCGCTTCTACATTCTTGTTATCAAACAGAGAAATAAATACATCTGCATTCGTTTGAGAAAGTTCAGCTACAGCTGTTTGCAAATCTCCATGCTCCATTTTAATAATCTGTAGAGTATCGGCAGGAGCATTACAGATAAGCATATTTCTAATACGTTTATAAGAAGACTCATCACCTGTGAACAACTGAGCCAACTTAGTAGCAGTATTAACAACAGCTTTAGTCTTAGCATCTTTCATACGCTTAACATCTTCAATGCTATGTAAGTAAAACCGAATGTTAGTAGATTTCTCAACATCTTCCGGTTTATTAGCAACAGTAGAAGTAAGCAGAGCAAGACGCCAAAGAATATAATCTTGCGGCTTAATAGGAGTCATGTACATATACAGATTCTCTTCATGAACCGCAGTACCTTCACCAAAGAGCATAGCATCAAAGATAGCTTTCTCTAATTTATTCGGAGCAACCTCAGTATTAATACTGTTCTTTTTAGCCCAATCAAGAATAGCATCACGTTTAACAGGATCGTTAAGAGAAAATTCCCAACCAGTTTCAAGCTCATAACCTTGAGCGGGAACTTCAACAGTTGAGTTTTTAAGATGCTTCAAAACGAGGTCTTGAAAGTTTACGTTACGACTATCAGCAGAAGCTCCAATGATCGTAGGAAGTATAGAAGCCATTTCAGCAGTTTTACTAGATAGAGTAAGAACCGCTTTAATGCTCGGACCGAAAATAGTATTGAAAGCACCAATACTTTTCTGATTCACGACTTGAAACATAGTCGGATTCAGCTTTAACGCTAAGGTTATTTTGCGTGAGTATATCATATAGTTTATACTTTAGTAAGTTTATACTTTACAATAATCGTAATGTACGCTTATTCAAAAATCATTTCAGCCCAGAAAGAAGTAGTACCATTAAGCATATTGATACCTTGTGAAGACATAACCTCATAAGTAGCAATATCCTCTCTAGTAGATAACATCTTACTATAAGCACCCCACTCTTTAGGCAGCGGAGTAATACCTTGATAAACACCGTACAAATATTCACGACCCTCTTCACAAACCAACTGAATATTTGCTTCACCACTCGTATTATCAATAGAGTGATCTAAGAACACCATCGTATAAGAGGTAACAGGGAAGCCACCATACATACGACCATTCTTACGATCCATTTCGGCACGAGAACCGGTATCAAACAAATCTACAACCTTAACAGAAACGGTAGCTCCGGAATAGTGCTTATACTGATTGAAGTATGCACCATAAGAAAGGATACCACCACGACTTTGAATCTCCTCAGAACCTAACTTATCAAAGTAACCATTTCCGATAGCTTCATTCTTAATACACTGTTGGAACATTTTAGAACCACCTTTACCGGTATAAAGAACGATATTTTTGTTACTCAAATCAATATCATTACGAACTTCAAAGATACGAGAAAGAATCATATCAATAAGCTCGATAGTCATGAATGAGTATTCAAAGTAGTTACCGAATGCGATAAGAATATCACGAACACCAGCACCACGAGGAATAGGTTTGTTTGAATGTTTTTCTTGATTGTGAATAACACCATTAATATCACGGTTGTAAGCAGAGAACCACAAATCCTCTTCTAACAAACGTCTACGCATGAACTCAAACTGACGCATTTCATAAGGCATCCAAAGAGTACCTTTAGAACCATCATCATAATCAAGTTCAAACTCGGTTACGATATTAGCAATATTACCGGTAATAATTTTGGAGAATCTATGGAAACCAAACTGGTTAGTCATTTCACTCCAAGATTCAGCAGTAGAACGAGAACCAGTAGATAATTCACCGGCAATCGTAGGAGCACCCATACCCCAATATTTACCTCTCTCAAAATTGCTGAGATCAATAAACTCATCAGGATTACCACCAAGGATAATCATTTCATAGATATATCCACCGGAAGCAGTCTGCTCACCATCGGTCTGCATACGAACCATGTGCTTTCCGTCAGGAGTAATAGCAGAATACTGATAAGGAATCCAGTTATCTTGGAACTCCGCTTTGAAAGACATAAACCCTTTACCGGGGGTTTGAGTAGGCGTAATCAAACGCACAATCGGGGAAGTGACAGTAGGTTTCCCCATAATCTTCCACTTATACTGAGTATCACCAGCATTAATAGGTTTCTTACGAGAGATATTTCCTTGACCTTCTGTAAGAGAAAGAAGAGGGAATTGATTACTGTTCCTACCCCAAAGATAAGTAAGAGACTTATTCAAATCGACAGCACCAAGAACATTAAAGTTCAATAGCATATCGGCATCAGAGTAAACCTCTTTGGAATACTGTTTTTTTCCAATTTCTCTAAGCATAGTTACGATAATTATTTATTTGAATCAATAATACCACCCGGAACAATAGGACGTCTATTAGGATTAACTTTAGTACTGCCACCTTGAGTGGATACCTTAACTTTAGGTTTACCACTAGAAGTAATGTTCAAACGACGAACAGCTTCTTGTCGTATAGATGCAGCAGCTAACTGACTAATATCAGCACCTAATAAGTTACGAAGTGCTACCATAGCGAACGTTTCATTATCAGCAAGCATATCAAAAACATCTTTCTGAGCTTGCGTATAGAAATCACCATTAACTTCAACAACAGGAGCTGTTAGATACTTAACAATATCTTTACGAGAAAGAATTTGTTCTTTACCATTAACAGTTCTTTTAACACCTGCTGTTGGAATTGCAAGACCTCCGATAGTACCTTTATTAACGATCTTATCGTATAAAGAATCAGGAACGTTAAGCACCTTAGCTTTACCATTCTCATCATAGGTAATACCGTAGGCTTTATCAAGAGCTTCTTGAGCAGCTTGATATTCGGCTTCTTGCCTAGCATTTGCAGCTTCAATCTCACGTCTCTGAGCATTGGCAAGATAATCAAGACTCTCTTTAGCAGTTTCAGCTAATACTTTATCAGCTTTAGAAAAACGAATAATACGTTCGATTTGAGTATCAGAAGTACCTTTACGTTTTTCAGCAGAACGAATAACAGCTTCTAACTGATCATCTGATTTATCTTCAAGAGTCATTGTAGTCCAATCAACATGATTAGCAAAACCCTCAAGAGAACCATAGGTTTGTTTGTAAAGAGCAGCTTGATAAATATCCGGATTAGTACGAAAGAAATTGTTGATAGCTTCACTTTCAGCTTGACGTTTAGCAAGCTCTGCAATATCAGCATCACGTTGAGCAAGACCTTCAACAGTCATTTCATATTGCTTAGGAGTACCATCAGCATTTACCGGAGTTAAACCAGAAATAGCAGAAATAGCAGAAACATCTATAGTTTCCTCTTGAGTTTCAGCAGCAGCAAACTCATCTAACTGAGCTTTAGTGTAAACAATCTCTCCGTCTTTAACGGCATTACCGTCAGCATCAAGATCATATTCAACATCACCGTCATCGGTAGTAAGAACAATCTTAGTAGGAGTTTCAGTTTCAGTTTCAGTTTTTTGAGTAACAGTTTTAGCAGCTTCTTCTTCAGCTTTACGTTTAGCTTCTTCCTCTTCTGCTTTCTTACGTTCTTCTTCTGCTTTAGCAGCTTCTTCTGCTTCTTTAGCAGCTTTAGCAGCTTGTTCAGCAGCTATCTCTTCCGCAGTTTTAGTAGTATTACTATCAGTAACACCACCGGGAACAATAGGATTTGGCATAGTGTTTTATCTTTTATAAATTAAGTTATAACAGTGACAAATGTAATAATAATATGTGTATTAAAAATGGTATTAGAAATATTATTAGAAACAGCGTTAGTACCGCCTATCACACGGCTCTCTGAAATTCCAATTAATTTATGCCATTTTAAGGCTCAAATGAAGACCTCTGATGAATCCAAATTTCAGTCGATATAGTTGTTCAATTCGACAAAAATAAGAGCCTACATTAAGACTTTCGTGGCTTATTGGCGTTAATACGATTCATGCGCTTTTGTTCCTCAAACTTGGCACGTTCCAGATTAACTCTATCAATATCTAAGTTTAACTTAGTCATTTTAAGATAATCATCAAGAGTACTACCATTAGCTTCATCTTCACTAATATAATCATTACCATTCTTATCTACTTGAAGTTTAGCATCAGTAATAATAATATTAGTAAGATTAGTATCAGCAGCAATAGCTTCTTTAGAATCGCGATCAAGTTGAGCTTGTTCAGCTTCAAATTTACGTTGAGCTTCCGCATTAGCAGCACGAATTTGTTCAATCTCAGCATCCCACTTCTTCTGAATCTCTTCTTTTTGAAGTTCAAATTGACGTTGAGCTTCGGCAGCTTCTTTAATATATTTACGTAAAGAAGCAACATTATGATTACAAACAGCCTCAGCAGCTACATCGTAATTTCCATTTTGAGCAGCACCAAAAGCAATCTCTTCAAGCTTACGTACTTGTTCATTAAGTTCAGCAGAGTTACCAACAAAGATACCTAAATTAGAATTAACAAAGTCAGTACCATTTACACGAACTTGAACAATCTCATTGGTATTAGGATCTACATAAGAACCTTCATAGCCATCAATCCAAGCAATCTTAGCAGCATCAAGATTAGCCATCATATCACGAGAGCGGAAGCAATCAAAGATTTTAAGTGACCACACAGACCCCATTAGAGCTTGATTAAGTCCCATTTCAGTGACAGCTTTACCGGCACGAGCTTGAATATCTCCTGCACGCTGATCGTTCATATTAGCAAGTTCATACGCTTCTTGCTTAATAGATTGCTTAATCTGATTAATAGTCGTAAGATAATTAATCATTGTAGTATTAGCAATCTCTTTAATAGCTTGAAGTGATGCTTGTTGCTTAGCTATTTCACTATCATCAAATACAAGAGTACCATCTCGATTAGCTGCATCAAGACGCTCTTCCATAGTCATATCTTTAGTATCAGCTAAGAAACTTTCAGGTATCAATAGCCATGACCGGAATTTACTAATAGTACGTTCCTCAACTAAAGTATAAAGACGATAAAGAGCAAGATAAGGTAATAAGCGATAAGGAATAGGTTTAGGATTATTAAGAAGCATCAAACGACTTAAACCATTATAAGGTAACTTACAATGATTAAGATTATTCACTTCTTCACGTTGAACAATGATAGGCTGAGATTTAGTATATACACCCCAATCTTTATCACCAAAACGATAAGCTTCCCAACATTGAAGAACCCAAGTATATTCAATATCAATATCACCAAGAGTAGTATCTAAGACATAATCTTCATCAACAATCTTTTGCTCAATCTCACCATAAGCATTAGTATAAGTAAGAATACCACGCTTCATAGGAACCTTAAAAACACAATGACGAGCTTTGAGGACCCCGGTAGAAGGCAAGGAGTGGTACGGAGCAGCATTCTGCGCATCAATCGTAGGATTAAAAGCAATCTCACGAGAACGAAGCATAACAGGAGTAACTGTATATTCACCCGTACTTTCATGATTATGAATTATATCTTTGATATAAGCAATATCTCTTTTAGAAAGAATTTCTTGATATTCACCAATTATATCATTGATGTTAATATCAAACTCTCGCATCCCATAATCATCATCTTCAACAAAAAGATTACCACTATCAATTCGATAATACTCAAGAGGAGAAATAATTTCAAAGATAACATCATTGTATCTTACATCACGATAAGAATAAACGCTTTCAGTACAAAACCAATAATAGAAAGCTTGAATATATTTCTCATTAGCTTTAATAAGGGAATTAAGAAGATCAAGAGTTTTCTGACCACGATCAGCTTCTTCATCAATCCAATCCTTAGCAGCTTGTTTCATAAAGTCTTCAGCAGATGGAAGATCTTTAGAAGGCTCACCGGTTTGAACACCGTTAGCATTCATGATGTTTATAAATTGCTGACGAAGAAGACCATCAAGAGCAACACGAAGATCAGCGTTACGCCTAGTGACAACATCAATATCAGCATTATAAACTTGGTAGTTATTATAGGTGTTAATGAACTCTCCTATATATTTCTCTTTAATAGGAGTAATAAAATCAACATCTCTAATCTTACCGGGCAAATCTTCTTTTCTACCATTAACGGAGTTGTAGGTCGCCATTACATACTTGTAAGTAGATTCATCTACAATCCCATTCGCAGCGTCAAGAAAGGCTTTAATATCTGCTTTATCATTATTAGAATGAGCAGTAGCAATAACCCAATCACACATAGCCTTAGTCCAAACAGCTCCACGCTTAGTAGCTTCCGAAGCAAAAACATCAGGCTTTTCTAAAGAATTAGGAATCTTAGAAGCATCCATTTAACGACGATTTAAACGATTTGCAATACGTCTGTCATTATTCTCTGTATTACCTTCAACAAGACGCTTAGTATTTAAAGAGTCTGCAAGAAAGACATACATAGCAACAATAGCAGCACTAATATGGTCGAAGTTACCCTCAGCAGTAAATCTCTGACACTCTAGAAGCAATCGAACACTACTAATAGACTTAAGTCTACGAATAGGTTTACCATCAGCAGTATATGAAAGAGGTTCATAAATAAACTCCTTTAGCATACGAAGACCATTATATTTTTTATCACCATCACCAATTACAATACCATAATCATTATTGTTAGGATTAGTCAATTTACGAGTATTGGCATTGGTTGGGTCAAGCATTAAGTAACGTCTAAGTTTATATTTAATAAAGTTAGAAACAGTCTCACCAGTACCAGCTTCCGGACAACATTCAGCATTATACATAAGACACATACCCATAGTGACTATATCATTTTGCTCCATTGTGTCCAAACGTCCTATATATTCGCATACAAGTAGTTTTTGATTTGGATATGGAGTAATAGTATTACTTCGCATCCATACTTGTGCAGAATAAAGAGAATGTTTATCTGTTACATCTTTTTGAGCCTTATCTACCTTATACGCATCCACACTAACAAAATATAAATCTTTAGGCACTTCACCATTTACTAAGAACGGACGATAGTACATTCTAACACAACCGTGAGTATCATCACGAGAACCATGCGGAACTTGATTAACAAACTCATGGAATCTACCTTTACCAAATATATCACGTTTAATACATTCAGCTTTTGGTATAAATTCAGCTTTATTAGAATTACCTAAATCATTAACAACAATCCAACCGTCTTGAAAGAATCTAGTAGCATTATCATTAATTAAATCTGAAACGTGTAGATTAAGTTCAGGAGAAGCGAACATATTCTCTGTTGTATTAATGAATGCTTCGGCAGGAGTATTAGCTCGTTGAGCTTTATAGATTATATGAGTTTCACTATCATTATTATGAAAGTGATTCTCTTTATCTTGTTTATCCCAAGCATAAGCAGTAAATATAATTGAATTACCACGCTCAACATAAGGTTCACAATCCCATACTTGCGGAAAGAAGAAACCACATACTTCATGACGTTTATTAATATCCCATACATTTTCCATGCAAAGCATCTTATTCATCTTAGGATTATAAAACGCTTTACTAAATGCAGCCCAGTTAGCACCTTTAGTACCACCAGTACCATAGATACGTATAGTACCTACAGATATAGCACCAGATTCTGTATTAGATAAAGTAACGTCAAGAGCTTTTTGGAGATTAGGAAACTTACCTGCTTCCTCAAAGTCAATTTCAATAGCTTTCTTACCTACAGCAGCGGATTCATTTTTACCACAAGCAACGCTATAAAGATTAGACATCCAACCAAAATTTTTAAGACCTTTAGTAGATACACGATAACCTAGAAGTATATCATCAATAGCCTCAGAAATATAACCACGACGCCAAAATGTATGTTCTTCAAAATGGTCAAGACATTTCTTAGCCATAAACGTAGTAGCACCTTTATCTGTAAGATAAGCTAATTGGTCAGCAGCAAGAGTTACCGTAACATTCGGAAATAAGTTAATTGTATTTGCAGCTTGACTACCACGTTTATAAGAGAAACCTTTACGACGAGCTTTAGCTTTAGTAAGATGAAATTTATTATTAGCAATAAACTCATCTATTTTGAAATTCCAATAATCACCATCCCAATAACGAGGAAAACCCATAACAGTTTCAACGTGTTCAGCACCTTCTCTTTTAAGCTTTTCTCTTTCTCTAGCGTTAGGTGTACGTTCAATTCTACCATAATTAAGATAAGTATAATGAGCCCCTGTAATACGCATAGGCTTAAGCAAAAGATCTCGCTCTTCATCAGTAGTATCTTTATCAAAAAACTTAGGAATATCTTTATAATAAAGTTTAGCTTTTATAATAACACCTTTTTTACGTCTAGATGTTTCTCTTTGCCAAAATGATTCATAAGCCGGAGTACTAGGGTCATAATCACAATACGTACCATATTCATCAAAAGTATCAGCAGCTTTAGAAAGTCTTTCTATATTAATAACAATGAAATCAATATTCATAAGAATACCACCAGAGTTACCAATAAGAAAATCATTATCCGGATCATACAAAGGTTTATTAGTGATATAACTAATACCCTCGGATGCTTTCGGATATTTACTTTTATCTTCACAGAGATAATCTATAAAAGGAATATCTCCACGTTTATAGCCCCATTTGTTCTCAGGAGCAGCATTGATGCCATCACAACTATTTTTCCAATAAGCATGAATAAATATAAAGTTATCAATAGCATCTTGTGAAAACTCATATTTACTATTCATAGCTTAATCAATCATATCTATTCCACCACCAACACCATTATCTATATTGTTATGCACATCCATTGAAGCAGCAAGCTCTTTACCACCACGAACGATAGTTTTCTTGAGTTTAGACTTAACGTAATTATCTTCTGTTTCTTTAAGTTCTGCAATAAGTTTAGGTAAGTCTTTACCCATCTTCGTAATCTCACGCATATAACCGAGCATACCACCGATCTCTTCTTTAGTAAAAGAGTCTTTCTTTAGGTCATTACGAAGATTCTTATTCATAACTGCCATAAGATCTTTACCAGCTTGAAGAGCATTAACAGTTTCAAAAAACATCTGTCCAACATAATTGATATTATGCTCAACAAGCCAATTGATAGCTTCAATCATATCTTTAGTTGGTCTAAAGTCTGAATTAAGTTGAGCAACTTCAATAGCATAATCAAAAGCCTTTTGATCTTTTAAACCATTACGATGAATATATCCGTCTTCATCAGCATAACAATCAATAAACTTAAATATCTTATACATAAGCTCTCTATCATTGTGCCAATCATTATAAATAGTAGCAAGAATAGGAACTTTAAGAATTTGCTCTACATTCAGAATAAGTTTAGAGCCTTCAACCAACCATACGTGCAGTGCCATAACTAATAGTTTTATCTGTTTTATTACAAGCAATAAAAAAGCCCGTACCAACTTAATGATACGGGCAAATATAAGAATTACTTTTTAAATACAAAATACAATAATAATAAAATAAAATCTTTATAGTAACTATTACTTTACCATATACTATTAGTAACTAAATTAATAGTTTCAGTTCCTACACTTGATACAATAATATCTTCCTCTTGATCATCAGCATCACTATAAACATCACAGTTAATACTTAATGCTTTATTACCGAAACCTTCATCAGGAGTAACAGTTACAAATGATTTTTTCATATTTATTTGATTTTATATTTTAACTATGATGATAAACAGCTTTCCAAATAAAATTAATAAATTGAATTTTTTTATTATTTGTAAGCAAAATAGCAATATTTGGTCTATTATTTAATGCAGAATTAATATCAATAATTTCAGTATTACCGAGAGCAATTCCATCAGCAATATTCAAATCAAATACCTTTTTACCTAATTCGCTATAAACATCAACAGTTAATTCTTTTTTAGGAGTATATATTTTATTTCCATTAGCACTTTCTAAAAAGGCAACAACTTTTTCACCTTTATAATGAGAAGGTATTTCTGCATTAACTTTAATCCGTAAAAATGCAGTAAGATTTCCATTAATCATATCTATTTCTTGAATAGGTGTGGGAAATATAAATCTTCCCACTTGAGGGGTAGTCATTGATACTCTAATATCTGTACGCATACCAAAACTTCCAATAGTTATTAAAGTTCCATTAGAAGAATATACACCACCTGCAATTTCTATACTTCCAAGATTTGAGGCTTTTTGAGTAATATTTATTGTTTTATTAACCCCTCCCCCAGATACAGTTAAAATAGTAGATCTTTCATTTCCACTATTTTGTTTACAAACAACATCAAAAGAACCATTATTAGTTCCAGAATCATTTGCAACTTCAACAAAATCTTTATTCATATCTTTAGTTTTACTTATTTATCAATAAAAGATTCAAATTGTTTCATAAATAAATTGATTTGAGTAGCATAAGCATCTACAACATATTCAATATCATTCGCATAATCTTCATTAGCTTGAACGAATAAACAGTGAACATACTCATGCCAAAACGTTTGAGTTCTTATAGAACTAGGAATATCTTTACTTCTATCTCTAAGGATAATATAGATTAAACCAAGAACGTGATCAGAAACTCCATATTGTATTCCTTGAGTAGATTGATAAGAAACCTCAGTCATATTATAGACTCTATAGATAACTGAACCAACCTTAAAACTCTTAGGATAATCAGTATTATATTCCCAATCAAAAGTAGAATCATCCCACCAATGAGTAAATAAGAAACTCAAATGAGCCATTGCAATATCATCAAGATGAGCTTTTTTACTATTTGGAAATTCGGCATTTAAATTAAGCTCATAAGCAACAATAATAAAGAATGCTCTAACAAGTTCTCTAAGAGATGCAGTTGAATCTAAAGCATCATTGATTTGTATGATACGTTTATCAAAATCAATTTCAGTAGTTTTGACATCAGCGTGTTTAGCTATATAATCAAAAGAACCAATCTTAAAACTGACAGATGTTACTTTCTCATTTAAATCAGTAGGAAGAAAAGGATTAAGAAAAACTGTTTTCATATTAGAATCAATAAAGTTATAAATACAACGTTAAGACCAATAGAAACACCACCGATCTTAGCCCACTTAGCAGAACGACACATATACTTCTTAAGATCTTTAATCATATCTTTATTGCTCTTTTCTAGTTCAACAATAGATTGCTTATAAACGTTCGCTTGATTCGTAAGAGTATAAAGAGTATGTTTCAAACCATCAATAAGAGTATCTTGCTTAACAATAATGCTCTTTAAAGATTTGCATAAAGCTGCATCATATTCGCCTTGTTTAAGAAGAATTGCAATTTTACGATTATCTTCAAGAGTATATGTAATAACAGTATCTTTAGAGACTTTCAATTCTCTGCCGTATATATTGAGCGATGCTATCATCAGAAACAACATAAACATCAGAGAAGTTCTTAATATCTGTTTCATATTTAATTATAGTTTTATTTGTATTAGCTTTGAGACTATCTATAAGACGTTCTTGTTTTATAGCGTAATTCTCCAAAGCAGAAATAACCCTACCAAGAGAATCCAAAGTATGATAAGGAATATCAGTTGTCGGTATTCGTTCTTCTTCATTACATTGAATAATATTAGTAAGACATAGAGCCAAAAAAAGGAGTGATATTAACACTCCCTTAAAATCTATCTTCATAACTCGAACTCTTTAATGTTAGTAAGAGTATAAGTAAAAGAATTACCATATAAATCTTTAGCCTTATTTACCAATGGCATAAATTTATCTTCATAATCTCTAACAGATTCAAAAACTTGACAACCAGCAGAATAAAGACCGATAGTACGAATAATTTTCCACTTAGAAGCACGATGTATATTAATACCAGCCATCTCGTAACTAATACGACCAGATAAATCAAGTTTATTATCTCGGTTATTATCACGATAAAGTGGAAGAGGTTTAACTTGAACAAGTGCAGGATAATCACCTTTATGCTTTCCAACTTTAAATGCTCCTCTAAATTGACCTTCTTTTAGAATAGCGCAACCTTTAGAATTTATAGGTTTAATCAAATTCAAATCAGAAGGATCAGTAGTTATTGAAAACCAATCATAAGTCCATTTACCATTCATCTTATGATTAGCATCATTAGCTTTGTAGAATACAAGAAGAAGATCATTAAATGTACCTGTATCAACAGTGTTACATCTAATACCCCAAATGTTCAGATTGTAGTTACCTTTATCAAAGATAGCAAAATCATGAACTTTAGCAATCTTACGAAGAACGTCAATATTAGTCTTAGCTATAACGTCATCATAAGTAATTAAAGCATTCGTTAATTCACTCATAGTTTACTTGATATTATAATTAAACAAATTGGTATTTGCTTTACGTTCTTTATTTAATTGAGCAAGTCTATAATCACAAATGGCTTTAACCTCAGCTTTAAGGTATTTAATATCAACAAAAGTAACAACCTCTTCATGTGGCATATCATCAGGAATCAAAGGGTTCTCAATAGTCCTAATATGACAAAGCATATTACCAAGGCATTTAAACCCCCATTGTTCAATCAGATAATCATACATACTTAATTGAAGAGAATAATGAATACCAGTAGAATCCTGTAAATGATTTATAGGAAACAACATAGTCTCATTAGTAACAATGTACTTATCTAAGTCAATAGTACCATCTGCTTTCTTAGCCCAATATCCACCTTCAAATCGAATAGGTGCTTTATTAGTTTTCCAATCAAGAATAAAGAACTCATCACCTTTAACGAATAGAATATCAACAAGACCTGAAATCAAATACTCTGGATGATAAACACCAATCTCAGCATAGATCTCAAATCCCATAGAAGTCATATCCTTAATAAACTCGTAAATTTGAGGATACCTATCAGCAATACCAACAACTCGAAAATAATCGAGATCAAGTCTGCCATAACTATGAGTTCTTATAATATCATCTACTGTATAAATACGACCATCAATAAAACCATTCGCATTTAAATAGTAGTTGTTACATCTTTTCACGCATTGTTCTAGGAAATTATGCTTTTCAGTTCCCTTAGCACAAGCCTTTTCAGTTTCAATCTTCCATTCAGCAAGAATCTGTTTAACAGTCTTACCTCTATATCGAATATATTTACTATAATTTCTATGAGTAGGAGGAACAGGACGACTACCAATATTAGCACAAGCTTCAGCAATAGCTTTCCAATCCTTTTGTTCTACAAACTTACCAATAATAGTAGTAGTAGATATATACTCTCTATCAAGAGCATCAGTATATTTATGCTTTTCCTCGTCGAAGAAGATCGGCAAGTCTCTGGGTATAATCTGCGTCATAAGCTGCTTTATCAGTAAGTTTAAGGAATAGCTTCTTTCGTAATCGTTCATAGAACGCTTTGTGACGTTCTTTCATATATTCATGTGGTAAAGAAGTCATCTTATTAAAATCAAAACCACATTCAGCATAAATATCGTAAGTTTCAGGATGAATCCAATGTTTACCAAAGGAAGGTATTTCAATCTCTCTATCCACACGTTGCATTGCAGTAAGAATAGACATCCACTGACTATCTGCAATATCATTTAGAAAACGTTCAAAATCTTCTTTATTACGAATAAATGTAAGAAAGTCTCTACACCAAATCTGTTCGGGAGTATAACGTTCAATAAAATGACGACCTTTTTTGGTCTTATAATACATCTTAGTAGGTTCCTTTCTTTTACGATCTACAACTGCAACCATTCTCTCATAAAGTCTCGTGACTTGAAGAGGAAATAACCTAGCACCTTTAGCCATAACAGAATTGGATTAATAAATCACACCACCAATTTGATTAAGAGAAATAAGATTACATTCCCAAAATTCAACTTTACCATCTTCACCAACAGCAAGTTTAGTACGATCTCTAAGAGTAGGGCGATTCTCAACAACTCTAAAGTTATCATCACCACCAAGAACATCAATAAGCTTTTTGTCAAGATTTTTAATCTTATGACTTAGAGGTACACCTTTGCCACCATAAGACATATCAAGAACAACTTCACGTCCAAGCATATCCGGCAGAACATTGTCAGGAATAGCAATACAATAAGTAGCTTTAGGAACTTCTCTATCAACTTTCATAACATCAGTTACTTCAAGCGGAGACATCTTATATTGATTTGCAATAATAACTCGACCTTCGCCAACCTTAATATTACAAAGAGAACCCGGTGCAACACAAGCTGTTTTAAGATTATTCTTATCAGCTTTAATAGCTTCGATTTTAGTTTGAATTGAATCCATAGTTTAAATAATTTACTTTATAAGATAATCAATGTTAATAGGCACAATCTCATAACCTCTACAAAGACCTGCGTCAGTATAAAAGGTAATATTATAAACAACCAAAGTATTACTTACTGTAACATTGTACATAGTAGTAGGTTTAAAAGAAGGACGGTCTTCAAAAAGGCAAATGACAAAAACGGAAAACCTTTATCCAACACGTCCTCAATGTGAAACAAAGTATAAAATGAGAGTAACAGAATTACCATTAGTAAAAGTAGGAGTACCAACAATAGCAGCGATGTCTTCAGTTACAGCAGTAGTCAGTACTCCCGACTTCATTATGAGTAAAAAGCCACTCACAAAGATATGAATAAATTAGATATTACAAGGGATTACTTGAATATCTTTTTCTAAACCTTATATTTTTCTGTTTCAAAGGCAGTATTCAATAGAAATCTCAATAGTACTAGCGTCTTCACCCGGATTTGTAGCCACGCACGCAGTGCCTTGTTCTTCTAAATGCTTTGAATCAATATGCAAAGCATTCGCAGTACTACCACATTCATACCTTTGTCTATATACACGCACGCACGTGTGCGCTATGCAGAGTTTTGCGATATATATAAAGATATATATAAAGATTACTAAAGGTAATATCAATGACAGTATTACTACTTCAAATTCGTCCGTCCGTAATATGTATTTTAATTATATTCAAATAAACCTCTTATCACCCACCAATACTCACCTACTCATATCCCCTCTTATTACCCCCTATAGTCCCCCTCTTTTCTCCCCTTTTCTCTCCCTCTCTTTTCCTCCCTCTTCTCTCCTTTACAAAGCACTCCGAAGCTACTTAAAGTAGCTTTAAATATAATAGTATTATCTTTAGTAAATATATGCCCTTCTAAGTTCTTTTAAGTATCTTTAGTAATACTTAGAATAACATTAAGTAAACTTAGAGTATATATAGAAGTTCCACCCCGCTCAATGCAAAATGTAACAAAGTTACGAAAAGCATCTGTAATACTTAGAGTAACAATAATATCTTGAATAGCTTTGCAACTACCAACTCTCGGAGCTTTGTAACGATCAGCAGACCCCAGTAGGGAAGAAGGACTGGTCACGCGCGGAACGTCTGCATTATCACTTGTATTATCAGAGTTAGTATAAGCATCTTCAATGTATTTTGAATAAGCATGAGTGAGATTCATAAGTTTTGCTGTGGTATAAGTATCTTTAGTAATACTAGAATAACCATGAGTAATAGCAAAATGTTGCTCCCTTCCACACCTATTTCCCTACTGGGGATTACAAAGCTCATCAAAGTTATTATAAATACCGGTAGTATTAATACTATTACTACTTAGAGTAACTCTGATATTACTTGTAATATTATCTGTAATAGAATCAACGTTACCACATTTCGGCTTACATTTTTGGCAAATTATACACTGAATTTTGATAATGTTTATGCTGATTGTCTTAATGTTACTCTAATTAATCTTAAAGCTAATGCAGATTGTATTGAGTATATTTTTAGTATTACTCAAATTACTTTGAATATTATCAGGGTTTCTTATTCAATTCACATTACAAATTCTAATACTCGGATTTGTACATAGAATGATTTAAGTGTTTATTTTAATTCTTTTGATATTGCAATTACTCAAAGTATTCTGCATAGTGTCTGGGTGATTAATTTAATTCATATTGCAACTTCTATTACACGAGCTCATTTTCATTATTCTTTTATTGCAAATTTTAAGGCACTTTGAATATAAGCGGGGCAGAATTTTCTATCTCTTTTAAAGCTTTTATTGCATAGGCTTATTCTTATGATTCTTTTATTGCAAATTCTAAAACATTTTCTATTATTATTACAATTATTAATTCTAAGACTTTTAGTGACTCTGTTGCTTAACTTTATACCGATTGTGAGAGTCTATTTACGGGGACTTATTTTATTGCAATTTATTGCAGACACTCTCTAGATTTTATTATTGGTTATTTTAAGACTTTTAGTAATGCAATTTTTAATTTTGATTCTTATGGAATTTCTATTGATTTTAGTGACGATAATTCTAAGATTTTTGATGATGGTGGTTTAATAGCTTTGAAGACGGTGTTGCTGAACTTTAGGTCGGGCGTGAAAGTCTGTGTACGGGGACCTCCTTATACGACAGCACCCCCTTGTAATGCTTGGGGAAATGCCCCCGTCAATGATTCATGAGGAATGATTTTCCGAATTGGAACTGCAATTTTCCATAGAGATGTTGCAGTTACAATTTCTATTACCTCACGACTATCTCCGCTTGATAGCATGGATTTAATTAAAATAAATATTAATTTTGAACCTCACGATGCTAAGGTGAATCGTATCTATCTTATGAATACAATGATTAATGCTCCTGAAGTTAAGAAGATGAATGCAATCGTATTGAATGCAATTGTTGTTCTTAAAGACACAGAAGATTATCAAGATCGTTATCTGATTGATTGCAATGATCTAGAAGGTAATACTATTGAACGCTTGTTCATTGGTAAGAAGATCTTTGATAAGATTGATGGTCTTGTTGGTAAGATTATTGATGTAGTCTATAAAGATTGCATTGCTGATGTTACTCAGTATATTGATGATGAGGACATCAATGAAGAGGTGAAGTTTCACACGACTACACACAAGCAAGTAGTTGATGTTGTTAAGACTAATGATATTAACTTGTTGATTGCTTGTGCTAAGCATGGTATTAAGGATATGTATAATGAATTAAAAGAGTTAAACAAATGAGAGTATTAAAGACGTTATTGAAGTGCATCATCATATTGGTGGTGCTCTTCTTATTATCAGCTGCTGAGAGTTTAGCTGATTGGTTTGCATCTAATATTAATGGTGAAGTGTTCATTGGATTTCTATTAGGAGTTGTAATTGCAATTACTATTGCATCTATTATTAAACCTGATAAATTTAATTAAGTTATGAGTGATTACTATGAAGTTAATGGTGAAGATTCTATCGAGATTAATCCTTTTACTGAGGCATTATTAGATGGATTAGAATCTTAATGTATTAAGAGTAGTGCTATTAGTGCTACTCTTATTTTTTTAAGACCCTACAAACTCCGTCTAATCAACACGACTAAATCCCTTATTGTAATTGGCGGTCGTGGTGATCGTCCTAGAAATTCTAATACTTAAAGTTATGGCAGACGAATTAAAGAATCCAGTGAGACGTTCAGTTATCGGTGAAATTATCTCTATTAAAGAGATCAACAAAGACGACTTTAAAGAAGGTAAATTTCGGCATGATTGTCGGATTGTTCGTGTTGATCCTCTGAATGGTGCTCCACTTGTTGATGTTTACATCACTAATGATCAGTATGACAAATACGGTCTTAATGCGATTGTGTTCGCAGGTAATGTTGTGAACTTCAGCATTGATGAGAATATTGCAGGTGAGACCGGTTATATCGACCCTGATACCGAGGAATGGACGTATCATGAAAAGACATTCAACAGCTTTGCAGGTGCTGACAATGTTGGTAGCTTAGGTCTTATCGGTGTATTCGGTAAACTTGGTGTTGGTGCGGATATTGTTTCTGGCTTCATCAAGAACATCGAGACAGCTCGTAAGCAACGTGAAGCTGTTGCTAAGCCTAAAGCGGTTGAAGCTGTTGCTACTGAACAAGCAGAAGAAGCTGCGTAAATTCCGTGAGGTGGTGCTGAGTATACTCTCAGTGCTGCCTCTTCTTTTTGTTACTTAATTAATCCGACTAATGATCATGAAATTACACGTTATTTATAAAGGTCAAACTATTGATATTTCTTATGATTTACTTTACATCAATACTGATGAAGTGAATATAAGATTCTCTAATTCAAATGCACAGAGTTGTAAATTTTTAACACAATATCTTGAAGCTAATCGTCTTGATTATGTTCTTAAAGATAGAGAAGACTATAAGGAGATTGTCACACTTCCGGATATATTTGCACTTACTCTAAGTACAAAAGGTACATATTGTTCTCCGGTTGTTAAGGATAATCTCTATGATGCTATTATTAAACGCAGTAATGACATCGAGTTAGCTCATAATGCTATTAGAGAATTTAAGCGTAATGTTAAGATAATTGATGCTAAGCTTGTTGATATGCAAGATGATTTAAGTAAATCTGAATATGCTCGAAGCATTGATAATATTACTAAAGAAATACTTGAATTTAAACGCTGTAAACAGCTTGAAGCCTTAGCATTAACAGAAGAACATCTTGATGTTTCACGTGAAACAATACCGACAGTTGAGACGTTGGAAGTGGCTTACAAAGTATCGACGTTGTTCAAACTTGAAGACTTTGCGAAGCTTCTATATATTTACGGGTATTTGGAAGATCAATCGAAATTGTCTAAGAAATATCAGAAGGTATATGAGGTATTAGACAAATTGGAGAAGTATATGTACCCGGAATATGTTAAAGAAGTTGAAGCGTTAGGAAGGAATTTACTTGCTGAATTACAAGAGAAAGCTGCGAAATGGGCGGAGAATAAACCAAATATTAGTGAGTGGATACGGGAGAAATGTAGACAGTTTGGATTTGAGGTTGAGAGTGAGGATGATGAGTAGAAATGGCGTTTGTAGCGGCATCTTCAACTTCAATAGAAATACCATCTTCAAACATCTTCTCACGCGCCTCTCCGACGTTCAAATATTGCAAATTAAAATCAAAATATTAAACACTGAATATCGAGAGTTGTAAAAAGTTTTGAATTAGTAATAGAAAAGATGCACATGAATACTTTGAATTTATATGCAGAATATCAGTAGTAATTGCAAATTAAATTCAAAGTATTTCATGCCGAGAATATAAAGCTGCAAAAAATTTTGAATTAGAATCTGAATTTGCAGAAATAAAATCTGCGAAGCTATGCTAGTAATTGCAAATTAAAATCAGAGTGTCGCAAACTGTGAACCAAAAGCAATAAAAAGTTTTGAATTAGCATTAGAATGTATGCAATTAAAATCTACAAAGTATTAGCACTATTTGCAAATTAAATGTAGAATGCTAAATTCAGAGCAATACAATATGCAAAAGACTTTGAATTTGCCGTAGAAAAGATGCAATTAAAAGCCTAGAATTTATATGCAAAGTACTAGAAACAATGCAGAATGCTTTAAAATGTGAACCTCTAATTGTAAAGAATTTAGAGTAAGCATTAGAGTATATGCAATTGAAAGACTCAAAACATTAGCACTAGATTCAAAATTAATTCAAATAATTGCAAAACCTTAATTTCGAATAGCAATATAATTTGAATTAGAGTTGAAATAGATGCACTAAGAGCTTTAGAATAAGCACTAGAAATATTTTGAGTAATTGTATATTAAATGCAGAATAAAGCAATTTAAATACAATTAAGAGTATGGAGTATAGAGTATGCAATATTCAGTGAGCTATTAAATGCTTTAGAAATATTCGCAGAAATATTCGCAATAAATCCTAAGCATATTCAAAATAATTCACATTAACATTTCAAATATCAAAATACTTCGAATTAGCATCAATATGATTTGAAGTAAACTTAGATATTTTTAGATTAATTATTTGAGCTTTATAACTAATACTATTTCTCATTAAATTGGTAGTATTAGTTTCATTTAAAACATTAAGCGTATGGTAGTATATATTAAAGACCGAATAACAAATGAAGTCATAGCAGTAACTTATGATGTATTCGTAGTATATGGAAACGAATTAATATTCACTAAACAGAAAGCAGCAAAAGCAATTGCAAATAATTTAAGTGATTCAATATTATTCTTAGTACATAGAGAAGCAAAGCACTTTATCTCGTATTCAGCAGAAATTGATCAATCAATTGTAACATTAAATAAGAATTTAATTGCAGTTGCAATGGACAGTGAAAACAAAGAGTATGAGATAAATCACTTAGAGTATAAAAACCAATTAGAACAATGGAAACATGACATCGAGAACTCTAAGAATAGTTGTAACTGATATTGAAGCAGAATGGTTAGTTCCAGTAACAGCATCAATATCATGGGTAGATTACCAATTAGTTCTTAAATTAACATCGTCACGAACAAGACACGGAGTACAAGAGTTTCTTAGAAGAAACAATATACCTGTAACAGAGTTCGTAGATGAAAAAGAATTAATAGTAGATCCAAGAGAATTACAAGAAGTATCTATAAAAGAATCTAATATAACAACAAAGGAGCTTTTAGAGAGACTGAATGATGATGAGTATTGATCTTAATATTATCAATAATGATTATAAGATTAACTATAGTATGTACGAGGTATAATGTGACAATGGAAATACAGTGCCATAAAGATACCGAATGTGTAGTATCAGATGAAACAATAGAAATAAAAGTAGCATCAGATAAAGTAAGAAATAAAATTAAAGAACTTTGTAGATTTGCAAAGGTAAGTGTAAAAGAATATCCACTTGTACATAAACTTGTAATATCAAGAGAATCAAAGAAGATATTCGCAAAGACCTTTAATAATCGGTAGAGCTTTCCAATCCCCAATAGGGAACAAGGACTGGAAGGAGCAACATTCAGCATCCCTATAGTAATAACTTTAGAAATGGAAGATTATTTTACAACAGAAGAAATAGTAGGAGCATTAGTATTTATATTTTTAGCAATTGTACCTCCATTAATATTGGAGTATCGAGAGAAACATCGTAAATAATTTAATAATTCATTCAGCATTATCACTATGAGAAAGAAACTTCTCACAACCAAAGAAATTAAGAAATATATCAAGACACATGATACGATAGAAGAAGTATTGTATTGTTTAGTGTTTTTCTTAGTACCATTTGTATTTTACTTAGCAGCACATTTCAAATACTTGTTTGACTATGTGGATGATGAGGAACTTCAAGTGTACTTAGAAGCTGAAAAAAGATATTCAGCAGCAACAAGAATATGGTTATTAGCAATAATAGCAATACACTTAGTAATACTGATAGTAAAGATTTGACCGCCATATATTGAGAATGAGCCTTTATTTAATGGAGATGACCTCTCGGTTGTCTCCATATAATTAAGGTCACAGAAGGCCAATTCAAACGTTTTAAATGGCATTTTCAAGTCTGACTTCCGGTATAGTGAAATCGGTTATAAATAAAAGTAAACGCAAAATTTTATGTTCGTAATAGTAGCATCAAGTGCAAAATCAGATATTGAATCAAAGGAATGTGTATGCTTAACTAAAGTAGACAAAATAGAAACATACTTTGATAAAACAAGAGTTACATTCGCATCATTAGATGCAAAGAATGATGCAGAGTATGAATTGGAAGGAGCAGATGTAAACTATGAATTTGTGACTTCATTAACGTTAGAGTTTAAACAAACAGAAGTAATCGCAATAATGCCTTAAAAGATGTATATACAAATAAAATCAAAATCATGTACAACATCAGTAATCGCTGTTGTATTTGTGAAAGAAAAAGATCTCAATGAGGTAGAAATAAAATTCAAAGATAAAGAAGCATTAAAGTTAGCAAGACTAAACTTATCTAACGTAGGTTTAACTGTATCCGAACGTGCGTTTAGAAGAATGAGAATAAAAGGATACAAACAGTTATTAATTAAATAAATTGTAATCATGGAAGTACAAGTAGCACAAGTGAACAAAGTAACCATTAAGGATGTTATTAGTATTCGTAGTAATGATGTTAATAGCGCAGTAGTTGTATTTAAAGATGCAGCAGCATTTAATACAGCTAAAAAGATATTATCATCAGCTAAGATGAAGTTTACACCATTACATGTAACACCAATGTTGTATCTACCACAAGGTACAGCGTTGCTCGTAACAGTATGAGTATATGGAATATTCTAAAGAGTTTCTATCTCAATTCAAAGTAGATGCAACAAACTATACGTATGTGCCAGTTGATAATCAACCACACGTAGTACCACTTGTAAGAGAAGGTACAACAAAAAAGTTTGAAGCATTGGTATATGCAGAAGAATCATCTTTACGAGCATTTCAATGTGCAGCAATACAATGTGATTTGAAGTTATTACAAGACTGTCAAGGGTGTCGATGTTTGCCGGGTGGACGTAAAGATGGAAAAGCCGTAGTATTTAAAATAAAATACATTTATCAAGTGCATGAACAGTGAGATATTTAAACCTAGCTTGCTTCCAGATAAGGACAAGACCGAGTTTGTGAAACAAGTGCAACAAGAGTACAAGCACATAGGTTCAATAAAATATAAACCGGGATCAACATTATAGCAATTTAACACAGAAACGGGAGAATTAAAGCCCGCAAAAGTAACAGTTAAAGAACAATTAATATGGACATCTAAAGGTGATTGTACTAAGAAGACCCGTAGCGTCATTTACGAGGACAAATGCGTTTACATGTGGGTGTTGAATAGAAAGAACGCTGAAAAGAAGATCCTCAAAGTTATTAACAATGTAATTAGAAAAAGACAAGAGAATCAATGATTTTACATTTTATTATTTTATGGTTTGCAATAGCAATACTAATTGTATTAGCTATGTTCTTAATAGATGCAATAGGTTATATGTATTATCACCAAATGGAAATGGTTTGGTACGTTCAAATGATGATAGCATTAGTGTTATCATTATTCATTTTAGGTGGAATAATATTAATTGCATTCGCACTTGAATCATTTTGTTCAGTTGTAGGTCTATTGCAAGACTTATCTATAACTGCATTATCACCGAGATAAGTGTTTGATTATTAGGTTAAGTCAAAATTAATGCTTATCTTTGTAGGCTTTATAATGTTTGAGTTTCAAACGTAGTTATTAATCTATTTATTAATCTTTCTTATTATATGGCGAAAAAGGAAAATCTAAAGACATTTGTTATTCAACAAAGTGATATTGATAAGGCTATTAATTATCACTTAGATAAAGGCGGTAAAGATCATAGACATCTTGCTGATTGTTTAGAGCGTGAAATGTTTTACAGTTATTGTTATGAAACTATTCATCGTTCTGTTCGTCCGTGGGATGGCTTTCGGAAGATATTAAATACTGTTGTTGATAGTTTGTTTTGTGATATGCCTTCGATTACAATTAAAACAATTGCAATTGACGGTGCTATTACATTCCGAACTGCTCAATGTAATGGTGTGAGATAATGGGTGGTGAATGCAGTAATTGCGAATCTAGGCAGCGTAGGGGTAATGACCCTCGTTGTCTAGTTTGTATTTATTTCAATCCTGCAATATTTAATAAAGGTTTTACTAATGTTAAATCACAGCATTTTATTACTAAAGTTGAGAAAGCAATTGAAGATGCTAAAGTCTTCCGAGATAAAGCTAAGATTGCTGATTTACGACTTAAAGTTAAAGATGTTGATGAAGTTCTTAATTCAAATGATAATTCTCGTACATTTCAAGAGATATTTGATGATAAGAAAGAGCATTGGCAAAAACTTGGACTTAATGTTGCAGATATATGTGGATTTGAAGATGCACATAAAGAAGTTTCTGAAGTTCATGAAAGTGATAAAGGTAATTTCTATTTTACATTTCCATGTTCTACGAAACTTACAAATAAATATGTTCGTATTTATGGAACTGATATTTCGACGAGAGCTGCTATTGAAAAGATGTATCCTGATACAGATTATATTCAATATGATTCTGTAGAATGGAATACTCCTAATAAATATACTCGTCGTAAACCTTGTGATTGTTATACAGAATGGATATAGAAAAAGCTTTTGAAGTTATTCAGAATAATCTTATTGTTACTAGAGAACGTGAGAATTGTATGACTAATAATTGTCCTTACTGTGGTGAACATAAATTTAGTACCAATATTAAAAGTACAGTTAATAGCTGCTTAAATTGTGGTTATACAGTTATGCTTAATAAAGGTCATATTGAGAGATTTAAAGGACAAGGTGTATTTGCATTATCTCGTGGCGATAAAGGTGGTATCTTTTCAATTGTTGAAGGTGGATGGGAAGCCGCAATTGAAACACTACCTAAAGCTGTTGCAGATGCTTTTGATTGTACGATTAATGAACTTGATTATTGTATTCTTCATTCTGTTAAAGATAATAAAGTAGTTACTATTGATTTTAAAGGTATGCTCTAAGCTCCGCCCCGTTCCAGTCCTATCTCCCTACTGGGGTCTGGAAATGCTACATGGAGTGATGCTAATACTAAAGTATATATTATGACTGAAATAGACTTTGTTGTTGGTGATAGAGTTGTTACCTCTAGGGGAATCTATGGTACTATTGTATCTATTGATGAGAGTGCTGATACTTCTCAAGTTAATATTGGTAGCAAAACTGTCACTCTGTATAATAATCAATTGTGGTCGGTTAAGAATCGAATTTCTGTTGTTTGTTATTATACAGATGGTTATGAAAATTATAATAGACTTGTTACACTTCCTAAACAGTTTAAACTATATGACTTTACTAAGCCATTAGATAATGAATTGTTGGATTATTGTAAAAAGGCTATTACTAAAAGTGTTAAAGGTATTTTTACGATTACGAAAATTGAAATTTAAATATGAAAGCAAATCTTACTTATTCTCTTATCTCTGCTGATTTAAAGCAAGGGATGTATTTGTTGGTCAATGATCATCTCGGTTATGTTAGTCGTATGAATGGTGATGAAGCGATTATTTCGTTTTATTTTGAAGACGGTAAAGTCATTAAGCTTGCTAAACAAACTATGACTCGTGAGGATGCTATTCGTACTTATGGCGAATCTGTAATCAAGTTGATTGCAATTGTTGATGGGAATCCTATTTCCATTAATCATCAAAATTATAAAAAGATTTTTACTCCTATGCTTACATTTGCTAAAGGTGCAGAAGAATCTTATATTGGTGAATTTATTCGTACTAAAGAAGGTCGTAATCCTCTATACGGTGAAGTATCTCCGGTTTATTCTATGCTTAAAAGTGGTGATATTGTCACTATTACAAGTCTTGAAGTTGTTGATCGTTACAGTTTATATGATTCTACCAAAAGACTTGTTAAAGTTAAAGAAAAGAAATCCGGTTCTAAGTTCTTAGTTACTCGTATTGATGATGAAAAAGAAGAACTTCTTGTTAATCGTAATGATGTAACTCTTGGTGAAAAAGACAAATATGATTTATTTAATGTTATGAATTTTGATGCGTTAAAGAATCTTGTTGCAAGTGGTGAAGCAAAGACTGTTGAAGCTAAAGGTAAAACAAAATCTGAAGCTAATCCTAACGGTAATGCTTTTTATCGTTTGCATAAAAGCAAATGGAAAGCTACTTATAGTAAACTTGAAGGTCAAGATCATTATCAGTGGCTTGCTGTTCGTGAAGAAGATGAAGCAAACAATGAAGCTAAACTCGTTGTTCCTATCTCTGTTCCTATTACAAATATTCCGAAACATCAATTCAGTGGTTTCGATAATGAGTATTGGATTCCGGGTACAATTCGTGAGATGAATCAAGCTAAGGCTGATCTTAAGAATTTTGTTCCTTTTAGAGAAGGTCTTCCGATCTTTGGTAAACTTACTACTACTGTTCTTAATGGTAAAGAGTTTACTTATTTTCTTCTTGATAACATTAAACAAGAATCTGTTAATCACTACATCTTTAAGCATCGGGATATTACCGAGGAACGCCGGAGTGAATTAACCATTAAGAAGCTGCCTACGCTTTAATACAAGCTCATAGAGGCACTTTTGTATTGAAATAAACCAATTGGTTCACTTTAATACAAAGTGTCTCTATGAGTCTAAAATGAGCCAAAATGAGGATAGTTAAAATCGAAGTGCCTGTTTATAGGTATGCTGAACTTAGTGATAGTGCTAAAGAAGTTGTTAAAAATCATATTCTTAGTGCTACACGTACTGCTCAAGATTTCACTGATTCTGTTAAGCATACTCTTGATGTTTTAGGTGTTGAAGAATCTGAGGTTTATTATAGTCTTGGTAATTGTCAAGGAGATGGTCTTTGTTTTACAGGTAGTATTACGTGGAATAAAGCTATTGAGATTCTTTATATCAAAGAAAGTATTGCTAAGTTAGATAAAGATTTTATTAAGTCTTGTGAAGATTGTATTTATTCTATTAATTTCTATAAATTTGATAGAATATATAATCATTGCAATACAGTTACTGTTGAATTTGAAGATAGTAGCTGGATGTATGCTGAGGATTTTACTAAGCTTAAAGATATATTTCTTACTTGGTATAAAGCTCTTTGTGGTAAGTTTGAACATCAAGGTTATAAATGGTTTTATGAGATTAGTGAAGAAGATGTTGCTGAATATTGTAATAATAACGATATAGAATTTACAGCTAATGGAGACGTCTTTGTTGAACCTACTTAAACCTTATGAAGATATTAGTATTGCTTTTCAACGTTATCTTCTCCAAGTCACTAATGGTAGTGGTAATTTTATTGAGTTTGCTACTACGTTATCTTGGCGTATGCAGTTGGGAATGGTTTTGGAGTTTCTCGATATTGTTTATGATGTCACAATTTCTATATTCCCTAACGGAGGGGCTGTTATCAAAAGTATTAACGGAAGACAAATGGTTGCTGATGTGTATACAACTACTGAACCTGTCCACCCGCTTGTTCGTTATTACAATACTATTGATGTTGCTTGTAAATACATTTTAAAACCTTTTTAATTATGGATACTACAGATAAACCTAAAATAAAAATTAAAGCTGTAGGAGATACTGTATCTGGTATAGTTTATGTAACTGAAAAAGGTTCTTATCTTATAGATGTGAATTTTAGAGGTTATAATGATAAACATCCTGATTGTTCTACTATGGATTTACATGCTTGTTGTCCTAATGAACCTGATGGTGAACCTGATTATCGTCTTAAATCCGAAAGATTTGTTGTTGTAGATGAGTTCTGATTTTAATAAAGATGCACTACTTAGGTCTGCCAAACGTATTAACGTTTCTTATTTTAAAGAACAACAAGAAGATGCTATTAATGCTATTTGGCAATGGTGGCAATCACAATCTATAAGTTTTACTCTTAGTGGTTATGCTGGTACTGGTAAAACTTTTATCATGCGTCATCTTGTACGTTATTTGATAGTTGAAAAGGTTTGTGTTACAGCTCCAACTCATAAAGCTCTTCGAGTTCTTGAAAATAGTTCCGGTAAGAAAGGTATGACCATTCAATCTCTTTGTGGTCTTAGACCTGATGTAGATATTGAAGATTATAACATTGAGAATCCCTCTTTTAAGGTTATAGGTGAACAAAAAATGAGAGGTTATAGACTTGTCATTATTGATGAGTGTTCTATGATTAATCCCGGTCTGTTTAATCTGCTTATAAAGACGGCTATTCAGTGTCGATGCAAGCTCCTATTTTTAGGGGATGAACTTCAGATTCCTTATGTTGTTGCTAAAGGAAAAGGTGAAGAAGATACTTATAATCGTATTAGTCCTTCTTTTACTCATACTGATGTTCAATTTCGTTTAACACAAATTGTTAGACAAGAAGCTGGTAATCCTTTGCTTGAATTGTTTGGTATTATTCGCTCTGATTTGATTAATGGTACTGCTAATTTCTATCAGTATATTCTTCAAACTCGTGAAGCCGTTAATGCCCAAGGTGAAGGTTTTACTATTATGAATAAACTTGATTTCCGTAATAAGGTTATTGAAATGTTTAGTTCTGATAACTTTAGTAAGGATATTAATTATGTTCGACTTATTGCTTTTACTAATGATTGTATTGGCTTTTGGAATACTTTTATTCGTGATGGTGTTCTGAATAATCCTCAAGGTATGATAACGAAAGATGATATGTTTACTGCATATCGTACTGTATTTGATGAATACAAATCCCCTATTATTATTAATAGTGAAGATTATGTTGTTCATGATGTTCGGTATTATGTAGCAGATAATGGTCTTGCTTGTTATTGTATTACGTTGAGATCTGCATTTGATGGTAAGGTTACTCCTATGTTTAAGATCATTGATTTTTGGGATTCTAATAATATGGATAACTTCGGTGCTATGCTAAATGCAATTCATTATAAAGCTCTTACTGGTACTGATCGTAGTAGATGGTTTAGATACTTTAGATTTAAAGATATTCATCTTACTATGACCGACTATAGACTTAATGCTGCTAACAAGAATAGACTCGTTGCTAAAGATATTGATTATGGTTATGGTATAACCGCACATAAGAGCCAAGGTTCTACCTTTGAAAATGTTTGTATTGATCTTGATGATATTATCTATTTTCAAACTAAGTGGGGTAAGCGTATTAGACGTAACTCTGCTGAAGCTCTTAGACTTCTTTATGTAGCTATGAGTAGAGCTACTAAACACGCTTATCTAAAATTATAAACTATGGGAAAAGGTATTACTCTTAGTAAAAAACATGGTCTTAATCCAAGTATGGTAATATGTCCTATTTGTGGTAAAGAAGAAAGTATTGCCATATTAGGTCATATTAAAGGAGATAAAGAAGCTCCTAGATATATACACGGAGATATTTGTGACGAATGTAAAGCTAAAGTTGCTGATAATAAGTGTTTCGTTATAGCTGTTGGTGAAGATCAATGTCTTAAACGTTATGTTATTGTTAGTAAAGATGTATTCACACAGAAAGTTGAAGATTGTGCTGTTCTTATGAAAGAAGCTGACTTTAATGTTGTATTTGATAAACATTGAGATATGGAACATGTTTATGTATTTGATTATTGTACATCTTCAATATATCATTTTACTGTTAAGAATGATGAAGATATTGAAGAAGTTATGAGAGATAAAGGTCTTAGACTTGATGATTGTTATTATATGGCTTCTGAAAGTCCTATTGATATTGAAGAACTTTAAATTGATATTATGCTTACAAGTGAAGAACAAATTCAGAATATAGATAAGATTTATGTTCTGAAAGAATGCTGGGGAGGTTTTTGTGGTATGGGTAGTAATCAACGTATTATTCATAATCGTTGGATGGTTCCTATTACTTGGGTTGCTGAGCAATGTTCTATGAGTGCTGTTCAAGTTCTCGAAGAACATTTGTTTGCTAGTGGTTTAAATGTTGATACTGTTGGTAAGATGGAATTCCTTAAAGCTAGAGCTAATCTTAAGGGATATGATCTTACTGCTGTTGTTTGTTCAACTCTGAAATACGAAGACGGAACTTCTGTTTATGCCGATACTACCGAAGAAGACAGAAAATAGATTGCCAATTTCTACAGATGTTTTGATTAATGGTATTGCTTTGACCATTACTAGATGTACGTTTCAAGAATATAAGATGAGGTATAATATAAATTCTGATGAATTTGATGATCTTGATAAAGGTTATGAATGTGTTTATAGTCCTTATCATATTATATTTATATCTGATATTATGGCTATTGATATGTTTGATCTTTAATCTAATTATATTATGGTTATAGTTAAAGTTACAATGTCTAATGGAAATACTCTTTGTCAATATGAACTTAATACAGTTCAAGATGGTGAAGAGG